TTAGGATTCGTTGCGTCGTATGCCCTCGATCTCAGGCTCCCTTCTTTCTGGCCGGTCGCCCAACCAACGGGCGACAACCGCCCGGTGAAACCGCCAATGCCGACCGACCTTCTGGCCGGGGATTTTGCCCTCTTGGGCGAGCTTGTATGCCGTCGACCGGGGTATTCTCAGGTACTCGGCCACTTCGTTCAAAGTAAGCACATCCGGCGGCCGTTTGCTCATCGCAGCTTTCCTTCGACGGCGGGCCCTTGCCGCCCTGATTTCGCTGCGACCATTTACCAGTTATTCGATATTGGTGTCAAACGTTCATGGCACGGGCTAAACGGGTAGCCGAGGCTATTCTCCCACAGAGGTGCGACAAGGCGGGTCGTGCCCACCTCCACAAACAGCAAAGCCCTGCTGGGACAGGGCTTACGGGTGGGCAGGCAGCTGGATGTAGGCTTCACACCCGACCGGCATCCAGCGCCGCACGGAGTCGGCGTCCATGCCGACTCCTCTCGATTGGACGGCGGCGCCGGGCGCGATCACGACTGGGATCGGCCTCGAACTGGTGCCGACGGCGCGGATGCAGAGTCGAACGGCAAATCAACCCCCACATCCGGTAATGCGACGGGGGTCGCCGGCGGGTGGTCGCTGGCGAGAGTTGGTGAACGTGCCCGGCATAGTCAGAAGGGCCGCACTGACCGCCGCATACGCCAAACATGTCGGCGCGAGCTGTTGCCAATCGCGCGATGTCGCCGCGAAGCAGAATACCGCGGCCCATGCGGCCTGGCAGAAGCCACACCCCAGAAGCCATGCCACCGCCCGGATCGGCAGCGTATTGCGGCGGAGCTGCTCGACCAGCGCCACGCGCTCGGCGCGTTCGGACTTCGCGAGTTGCGGCAGCGCTGTCATGTCGTCGTCAGGGCGCTGGCCGGGCTGGAACTTCGTGTTGCGGCGCAGCTCCCAGTCGGCGCGCTTGAGTTCGTTGATGCGGCCGGCGTTGCGCTTCTGCAGCCACGCCGACAGCTCGGCGGCGAAGAAGCTGCGAAAGAGCACCTTCGATAGGCCCATCACGACCAGCAGCCAGGCGAAGGCGCCCGGCAGGGCGCTCCAGCCGTCTCGCACGATGTCAGCGACCGTTGTCATTGCAGAGCTTCCTTTCTCATGGCTCGCAGCCGCTGCAGGTGGGCTGCGATGGGTAGTTCGAACACTTCCTGGCCCGGCGTCAGTGGGTAGCTGCCGACCGGTACGTCCCTGGGTATTGCCTCACCAGCCTCAACGGAATCCACGACGCCAGCCAATTCGGGCAGCCGCTTGCGAATCCACGCATGCACCTCGGCGAGCGGCACGTCGCGCAGCGCCTCCGCCGCGCGCGCCACCGCGAACGCGCAGTACGCCTGCGATAACGCGTCACTGGGGTTGTAGGCCGTCAGCCAGATGCGCTTCGTCCCGATGTTCACGTCCGCAATGGACATAGTCGTCACTCGCAAAAAGCCGGTCCCGTCCAGGTCTTACACGGGCAATCGTCGAACGGGCTGGCGATGCCTAGGTCGTAGTCGTAGAGCCGGGGCACACCCTCGGCGTCGAGGTTGAGGTCAATGCGCACGTAGACCTGGTCCGGGCTGCACCCGCCGAAGTCCTGGATACCCACGTCCGCGATCAGCGACTGCGCGTTGTACTGCTCGCAGCCCTGCATCGGCGTTTTCGTGAGCGTGTACAGCGGCGAGGTGTGGTCGTAGTTCCAGAGGCCAAGCCCTGGGATCGGCGGCGGTGGAGCGTAATCCGGCCAGCGTCCGAGCGTGCAGGGATCGTGCTTGTACCACACGCCCGCGTTGCCGCGATCGACGACGCCGGTGACCGTGTGAAAGTCCGGCAGCGGCTCATTGATGCCCGGTGTGGCGCAGGCGTAGACCGATCCGCTGGCGAAGCGGTTACCCATCGATGGCCCGGTCGCGGAAAAGTCGCCCTGCTGATCCTCACGCGGCTTGGTTAAACCGTTACCGTGCAGATTGTCGCCATCCGGGCCGTACAGCGACTGATCCGGCCCGCACAGCCAGTACGATGCGCCGTACTGCGCGCTCTCCGAGCCTTCATTGGGACATTCACAAGCCCGGCAGTCGCGAGGATCGTCCGCCTGTGCTTCCAGCCCGCCGTGCGGTCCTTTGGGGTCCCAACTGTTGTAGATGTACCCACCGTACTCGTGTCCCGAAAACAGGTCGTAAATCCACCAGAACCCGTTCTGGTTGGTCACGTTACAGATGACCATTTCGATGTTGGTTACGTTGGTGTCCCAGGTGTAGGTGTTGCAGATCTTCAGGTACGACCGGCCGATGTAGCATTTCCCTAGGCCGGTGCATTCTGCCCAACTGGGTTTGTCGTAGGGGACGCAGACTGGGCCGGGCAGCACTTCCTGACAGCACAAGCCGTTCACGTCGATCTCGGTGTAGTCCCACTGGTCGTCGGGCGGCGGATAGGTCGATTGCCCCCAGAAATGCACCTGCCCGCAGGGCGTGCCCCACACGTCATCCGGCGCGGGCGTGCGCGGCGCGGTGTGGATGGGCACTTGCACAACCAGCCCATTGGTAATCAGGTAATCGACGGCGTCGATGATCTCCAGCAAATGCACGGGATCGATGGCGTCGCCCTCACGCAGGCCGCGGCCCCCGTAATCGCGCATCAGCGCCAGGAACGGAGGATTGAGCGGATCGGGATCGAGGGTGAGCCGCTCGGGCCACGCGAGCCAGGATTCGTCGTCGCCGTACCACCAGTTATCGGGGAAGAAGCCGGGTACGGTGTCGGCGTCGCGCCAGGCCATCTCGATCCCGCGCCAGCTCTTGCGCGCATCTGCGCTGCCCGCATTCAGGTGCGCCGGATGATTGTGCAGCGGGGACGAGCCGGCGGTTCCGCCTTTGCCGCCGCCGCGGTAGAGATCGGGCCGATTCGCGCCGGACCAGCGCCACACGATGGGCATGGACATGCAGCAGAGGTCTTCATTGCCGCGGCTGCCGGGATGATGCTGCACGAGCGCGCCGATGGAATCGAGCACGAACCGGGCCAGATTCACCAGCCCCGGCTGGATGTTCTCGCTGCTGTCGAAGCGGTATTCATCGGTCCCGCGGCGCAGCCAGTTGCTGGGCGTGCCCGGTTCGTTCTCGTCAAGCAGCTCCGGCAAACCGTGCGCGTACGGGTTGTAGTGGCTGAAGAAGGTGAAGTAGTAGGCGTCGTCCGCGTGCCGCTGGGAGACGGAGGGTCCGACGTGCTCCGGGTCGGAGAGTCGGCCGCGGCGCTGCGGCTCAAGCTCGTTGCCCTGCGCATCGACGCCCACGAACGGCTCGTAGTAATTGCCCGGCTGACCGTTGAAATTCCCCAACAGGAACCACCACACGTATTCGTCCTGGCCGAGTGCGGGAATCGTCGCCTCCCAGATGCCTGGCTGGACCTGGCTCATCAGGTGCAAATCGTGCGTCGTGATGACCGCGAGCCACTCGACGCTCGTGACCGCCGGCGGCTGCACGTAGCGGATAACGACGTTCTCGGCGGCGGGCCATGCCGGGAACTGCTTGAACGTGCTGGCCGGGTCGTGGACCTGATGGCCGGTCCCGCCCGGCGCGCCGCAGTAGCGCTGCACGCTGCCCAGCGGGAAATACTGGCTGTGCTGTGAACGCTTGAACTGCACAGCCGGGTCGCCGCTGCGCGAACGCACCGGCACCGTGGGCATGACACCGTCCTTGATCTGCCCGAGCGCCGCCGTCTCCAGGAAGTTCCAGAAGCCCTGCGGCGGCGGGATATCGTTCGGCTGCTCCCACCATTGCTCACTGCCCCAACGGCAACGCGGGTGCTCACGTGTGTACCATTGCTTCTGCGCCGCATAATCGGGCTGGCTGCCCCAGAGGACATAGAGCAGGCCTTCGAGTTTCTTGAGGGCCAGCTTGAAGTCCTGGGCGAGCTGCGCGCCGTGCACCGCCCGCCAGTTGAAGCGGTAGGGAACCGCGCCCGGGCCGTCGAACATCTCGCTGTGCTGCGAGACGGTGTCGTAGCGCGTGATCGCCGTGGGCGTGATCGGATGCTCAGGCATAGGCGTCTCGCAAACCGAAGGTGATGCCCGCTGGAAACGTCACGCTGTCCCCCGGCGCCACCGCTACGGGGTCGATTGGGTCAAACCAACACAGGTGCTTGGTCCCGTTGAAGATCGCGATGACGCCGACATAGTTCGCCACGGGCCACGCGGACGCGCCGGTGTTCTCAAATCCGCCGCACTGGGCTACGACCTCGTAATCTGCGCCCCCCTTCGTCCAAGTGGTGAGGTCGGCGTAGCCCGCCTCGAACACCTCCGCGACGCTGCCGAGCGTGGCCGTCCAGTCCAGGGAACCGGGCGCGTCGGCGAGCATAATCGCGCTGTATTCGCTCGGCTCAGCCGCGGCGACGTTCCCCCACGCTCGCTGCGCAAGTAGGTCGGTAAATTCCGCGGTCGTCCATCCGCCCGCCGACGTGCGCCCGGGCCGCAGGCGGCTGGCGTAGCGCACCCACAGCGCATCGCCCGGGCGGATCACCAGGCAGTTCGTGAACGCCGCCGACGCCAGCAGGATCGGCGTACCCGATTCGGACACGATGAAGGCGACGCCGACGCTGAAGGTCGCGCCGGTGGCCGGGTTGCCGGTGAGCATGCCCGACCATGCGCCCGCTTCGCCCGACGATCCCCAGTAGCCCGGCTTCCAGATGGGATTGCGCCAGGGGTATTGATGATTGGGTTCCCAATACGGCTGATGCTGCGGCGTCGGATCCGGCGCCCAACTGCCGAGATCGGCCCAGGGAATCTGGTTGGCGAACTCCCGCTCCTCGGTCGCGAGCAGCACGCTGCGTCCGTGCGGGGAAAGTGCGAAGCCCACCGGCTGCCGCACGTAGCCCAGGATGTTTGCGTGGGTCGCACCGTACGCGCCGCCCTCGTTGGCGTAGACGCTGGTGATGTCCGCGAAGGTGGTCTGGCGGTCGTAGGGTATGAACACACCCAATGTGCCGTTCGGCGTCGCGCCCGCGCCCTGGCAGTTGATCCCACCGATGCACAGCTTCCAATCACTGCGCGCCGGTGCGAAGTTGCCGCCCACCGGAAACATGCGCCGCAGAAGGTGCGCTGGCTGCCCCGGATGTGATGGACCTGGAATTCGCCCATCAGAACGTGCCCCGGTAGAAGCTGCGGTCGAAGAACCGCTCGCCGGTCACGTCGTCCTGCCAGTAGGCGACGATCGTGCCGTTGGGGATCGCATGCACGCCGGAATTGCCCGCGCCGATCTCGGCCAGGTTGTAGAGGTCGAAGTCAACGCCCGCGGGCGCGCCGAACCCGCCGCTGCCGTTGGCGGCGACGTCACGCGCCGTGTAGAGAAACGGCGGCGTGGTGCCTATGGCGCTTTCGATCTGGGCGTAGGCGAGCGTGGCGCCGCCAGCGCTACTGCCGGCGATGCGAACGAAAACGAAGCGATCATTACCGGCTGAGTCCTTGGTGGGCAGGATTTCGACCAGGATCGGATGCGGCAGCGGCGTCTCGTCTACCGGCGGCGCCGGTACTATCGCGCCACCTCCTTCGAGCGTGTTGATGTCTTCGAGATTGACTGCCCGCCGATCGGCTGCCGGCGTGATCGTGATCTTCCAGCGGTTCCAGGTCCAGACGAAGGACGGCGCGGTGCGCCACCAGACGACCACGTAGAATCCCGCTCCGTCAGCTGGCACGTTCGTGAGCAGGTCCGAGGTGGCTGATCCCACATCGTGGTCTGCCAGGTTCCAGGTAGTCGGATCGGTGTTGGGGTCGCCGCTGCCGGTGCCAGCCGTGACGTAATAATGGGTGGCGCCGGGGGCAGCCGACCACGCGATGGCCAGGTCGGTCAGGTTATCGGCGATGTCGCCAGTGTATTCGCCGCTGGCGGGCGTGGTGAGCAGCGCCCCGGCGGGATCGTTGATCTCGTGCTCGGCAACCGCGACCGCATCCACCGGCGCGCCGTTCAGGCCCACCTGCACGACATAGATATTATGGTTGGTGCCGGCGTCGCTGGTCGCCGTTATCACGCGGATATAGACGTCTGCCGCCAGTGGGACTGCCGGCACGTGAAACGTCGGCGGCTGACCGGGCGGCAGTTCACCCGAATCGCCGTATGCGGCGCGCAGCAGCGGCCCCAGGCCGGTGCCCACCTGAATGCGGTAGCTGGTGACCGTGTGCGTGGCGTCCTCGCTGCCGGTGATGCGGAACGCCATGGTGCTGGCTTGCTCGTTGTGCGCAGCGTCGGTGAGGTTGCCGCCGGCAACTGGATCGGCCATCACGCTGAACGTGGTGTTCTCGGTATTGACGACCAGGCTGTCGCAGCTGGGCGTGATTTTGCTGCCGGTGCCGAGGGGCTTTTCAACGGCTGCGCCATCGCTGTTGACCTGCGCTTCGCGCCAGTGGTATGCGGGCAGGTCCGGATTCGCCTCGCTGAAGCGCTGTATGCTGGTAAGCAGCGCGACGATGAGCTGGTCAGCATGTGCTGCACCGTTGCCGCCGCTGGCCCCACCGCCGAAGCGGATCACGCACCAGGCAATGCTCGGATCGTCGCGCTGCTCGATGGGCTCAATCCATAACAGCGAGACTGCGCCGGTCTCACCGCTTGCAAGTTGCGCAGCGTCGCCGTCGTCCACGTCGGCTGCGGTATGCGCTTCGTCGAGCATGCGCACGCGCGCCAGGTAAGCGCCGGTGAGGTATGCGCGGCCCACCGTGCCCGCCGGGAGCGCATCGTGCAGGATGACGAACCGGCCCGCATGCGCGGCAGTCGGCGTTACCCCGCGCAGGGCGATGCGCGACCGGAACGCTTCGCCGTTGTTCGCGCGCGTGATGATTGGCCCATCGATGCCCAGCACGTCGAACCGCGCGCGGGCGGCGCCGCTCTCGTTCTTGACCAGCACGAGGCTGGATTGTTGGCGGTCGCGCAGCGCATCGCCGTTCGTGGACATGCTGCGCTGCTGCTGATCGAGCGCTGCATCCACGAACGCGTTGTACGCCTTCGCCGGGATGCGCAGCGGCTCGCCCGCGCGGACCTTACTCAGGCCGTCCATCACGTGCCGATCCCCAGGCCGGCGAAGTCGCCGGCGCGATAGACCTGCTCGACGTACGCCGCGACCGGACGGCGCACCAGCCACTTCGCCGTGGAATCCTCCATCTCCGCGTACAGCACCCAGAGGTATTCCCAGCCCTGCTTGGCGATGTTCGCGATGTCTCCCACGCCCAGGCCGGTGATGTTCGGGCTGGCCGCGAAGCGGAACGTGATCTCCCAGTCGCCCGCGCCGCGCTTCGAGCCGGCGGCGCCGAGGAACAGCACCTCGCCGGCGGCGAAATCCCGAAACGTGCCGCTGTTGACCCGCGCAGTCAGGAAGAACAGTGACGCCTTGTACGCTCCATCCACGAACGCCGGCGGCAGGTAGTGCGTCTCCGAGAACTGATAGACCGGCACGACGATGTCGGTGCCCTCGATGCCGTCGGGCGTCACGCCGATGGCGCCCTTGAAGTTGGGCGCGCCGAACGGGAAGTGCAGCGGATCGTGATACGCGCCCACCGTGGCCAATGCCTGCGTGACGTGCGCCGTGCCGCTGCCGGTGTCGAAACTGAAGGTGCTCTCGTTGGTCGGTCGCACCGTCGAGTAGCGCACCACTGCTAACCAGTGCTCGTCGCCCAGCGGCTCCATGTCGATGCTCTGCCGCCAGACGGGTACGGTGCCGTCCTGGTAGAGATCGACGGCGATGGGCGACGCCGCCTGCACCGCGAGGCGTGCGGAGAGTTCATCGTTCGTGCCCAGTACGGAGTAATGCCGTTCCTGCGCGGGATCGACGCCGGCGCTGGTGTACTGCGATTCGAACTTCTCGAAGACTTCGATGGCCATGATCAGATGAATGACGGTCGCAGCGCACGCTGGTTACGCGCGATGGTCCTCAGTAAGTCCCGCTGCTCGGTTCCCAGGCGCACGAGTTGGTCGCTGCCACCGGACAGGCCGCGCACGGCTGCCGGGTTGAACGTGCCCACGACGCTGATGCGCTCCTTCACGCCTTCGGCCGCGGCCTTGAGCAGATCATCGAACTCCGGCGCCGGGCCCTTACCGCGCGGGATGCCGCCGTCGAGGTCTGCACGCGCCCTCGCTGCCGCCGCGTCCTTCCGCGCCTGCGCGAATTCCTCCTGCGCCTTGCGCAGCTCGTCAGCCGCCTTCGCGATGGACTGGTTGCGCTGGGCCAGCGCGCCGGCGATCGCATCCTGCTTGCGCGCTTCGGCCTCGGCATTCTCCAGCGCTTGCTCGGCTGCGACTTCCTCGGGCGTGCGCTGCTGCTTGCGCATGGCTTCCTGCACACGTGCGCTGTGCTCGGCCTTGATATTCTCCAGGTCGGCGCGGAGCTCGCGCTCGTTCAGGTCGAGCATGCCCTGCACGTCCACCGTCTCGTCGAAGAACCCCCAGATCTTGATGACTTGGTCGGTGAGCCACTTCTGGAACTTCGCCCAGGTGCTCCTGAGCGCGAACACCATGCTCGACCAGGTCTCGACGATCGCGGCGGTGAGGTTCGGGAACGTTGACTCCATAAACTGGCGGAACGAGCGGAACGCGCCGGTAATGTGCGACCAGACTTCGATGCCGGTTATCTTGATGCGCGACCAGAACTTCGCCCAGATCTCCTGCAGGGGTTTGGTGCCAGTTTCCCACGCGACGCGCAGCGCGGTCCACATCACATTGGCAGCCGCGCGGATATCACCGGCGGCTAGGGCGTCTGTGATTCCGCCGACCACCTCGCCTATGAATCGCCACAGTTCGCGAAAGCGGTCACCCAGCCAGGCGACGGCCGCGGCCCCGGTCTTGGTGTACTTGACCAGCGCAGCGCCCAGCGCCGCGACAGCCACCAGTGCCAAACCTGCCGGCGAGATGATGGCGGCGATGGCTGTGCCGATAGCTCCGACGACCGTGGCCACGCCGCCGAGGCCCACACCCATGGCGCTGATGGTGGCGCCCAACGCGATCAGGCCCGCGCCGGCTGCGCCCACCCCAGCCGCCACCTTGAACACGGTCACGATGATCTGCCGGTTTATCTGCACCCACTTGATCGCGCGGGTGACGAACTTGGTGACCGCCGACGCCGCATCGACCACCGTACCCGACAACGCGGCGCCGATCTGGAACACCACCTGCCGCAGCGAGCGCTTGAGGATATCGAGTGTGTCATTGAGCAGTTCCGCGTCGGCCGCCGTCTCGGTTGAGATGGTCAGCCCCAGCGCCCGGGCCTGCTCCTGCAGCGCCTCGATGCCCGCAGCGCCTTCATCCATCAGCGGGATCAGCTGCGTGCCGGCGCGCCCGAAGATCTCCTGGGCGAGCGCCGCCTTCTTCGACGCGTCGGTGATCTGCGAGAACGCCTGGGCCAGCGTCTTGAACTGCTGCTCGGGCGACATCTGCTGCAGTGCCTCGACCGAAACGCCCACGTCGGTCAGCGCGTCCTTCGCGGTGGCCATGCCGTCACCGGCGTCGTTGATGGTGCGGGCCATGCGCTTCAGGCCCTTCTCGAGGTCCTCGATGCTCGAGCCGGACAGCCCGGCGGCGAATCCCAGCTCCGACAGCGCTTCGACGCTCACCCCGGTGCGCTTGGCCATCTTTGCGATGTTGTCACCCATGGTGGAGAAGGTGTTCGTCGCCGCCAGCGCCGGCGCGATCACACCCGATGCCGCCACCACCAGACGCTGGCCCATCTGCCGCACGCCGGCGCCGAACGACTGCAACTGCTTCTGCGCGCGCTTCAGCCCGGCGGTGAGCTTGTCGCTCACGCCGAGCTCGACGAACGCCTTGCCGGCGCGGATGCCCTTTGCATTGGCCACCGACTTACCCTCCGCGCACGCTGCCAGCCCAGAGCTTCGGCAGCTTCGGCCGTTCTTTCTCCAGAGCCGGCCCCATGAACGGTCGCGCCTCAATCGACACCCGGCGGCGCACCACCTTGCCCCGCCGACGCTGCTGGATCAGCGCCTTGCCGCCGTGCTCCAGCACGCGCGGTGCTGCGCCGGGCTTGTTGAGCTTCGCCGGACCGATCACCACCGAGTCGCTGGCCGGCTCGTAGGCGAAGTACAGAAAACGCTTCAGCAGTCCGGTGTGCGAATGCGGCGGCTGACCCGGTGGCGCTGCACCCTTCTTGCGGCGGAGGCTGTGCCGGGCGGTCGTGCGGATGAACGCGCCGGCTTTCGACAAGACCGCGCGCCGCGCCTTGTCCACGGCGCGGATCACGCGAGCCTTGTCGAAGAAGAACTCCTTGACGCGCATCTCGATCACAGGCAGCCCGCCGACAACGTAAGCGCAACGGTCGTCACGATCTTCACCACAAACCTGAGCATGACTATTCCCTCAGTGACTGCATCCAAAGGGCAGCGCCCGCGGAGTTGCCGGCAGGCAACTCCGCGGGCGCACATACACGATCAACCACTAGCCCGCGGTCGGAGGCGGCGTGGTCTGGGCGGTCTTGGCTCCGATCTGGCCGAAGCCGAGCGCGCCGATCAGGCTGGCGATCTTGGCGGCCACGTCGTCGCCGCTCATGATCTTGTTGAGCGACACCGCCTCCTCGGCGTCCGCCTCGGTGAGCGACTTGACGATCTTGCCCACCGCGGTGGTGAGCACGGTGCCCAGCGCCTGCTGCTGCGCGATCGAATTCTGTGCAGCCAGGTTCTGCTGGTTCACCGCGTTGCTCATCGCCAGGTTGTGGTAGAACGACGGACCGTCGCCCAGCGACTTGAAGTTGGTGGACGCGACACTCGACACGACATCTTCCGGAAGAGGCATGATCTGTTCTCCTATTGCTTGCCTCCATGTGCTTCGCCCGGGCATCCATACCCGGGCGGTCTGCCTGCGACGAACACCTCGCGCAGGACGCTGAGGGGGACTGCGATGGGCTTGCTGCGTCGGCGGCGGTTGTAGGGATCGAACTGGCTCGGTTTGTAGGTACGGGTCCTTTTCGGGTCGCGATGGCAGTTGGCCAGCAGGGCCATGAGCGACGCGGTGCGCGACCACTCGTCGCGGCCGCGGGCCTCGGCCATGCAGATCAATTCACCGAGGGTGAAAGGTCCAGGGTCGAGCCCAAGGACGCCGGCGCACTGCCAGATGAGTCGTTCACACTGCGTAGCGCTTGTTCGATGGTTCGATCGATTTCGTTGCTGCTCAGCCTGGCTTCGACCAGGTCGCGGGCCTTGTCCATCACCCGCCAGGTCGTCTCGAGGATTCGCTGGAGGTTTGCCCGATCTCTCGGGCTCGGGGAAAAACCCACGAGTTCCTCCAGCAGCGCCCGGGTGGCGTGCTCAATAGCGTCTCCGGCCATGGCCCGCCCGAAATCTTCGTCGCTGATGCCCCGTTCGTCCGCCTCCGGCTTGCACACCGCGTAGACCACGTCGCAGAGCAGGACCGGGTCGCGGATAAACTTCTCGATGAGCGCGCCGTCGAGGATCTCGAGCAGGTTCACCTCGACGAGGCCGCGGACGCGTTTGATCGTGTTCACGTTGATGGTGACGATCCAGGTACGTCCGGCGTTGTCCACAAAAGTCTTCATGTTCAACTCCCGGTGACCCGGATCCATTCGGGCGCGACCGCCGAATACGCCGGTTTGATGGTTACACTGACCAGCTGCACGTCCTCCAGTGGCTCGCTCTTACTGAAGTTGATCACCTTGAAGTCCGCCCACAGGCCTTCGGTTCCAGCGCTCGCCTTGTCGCCGTCGAGGATCGCGCAGGCGATCACCGTGCGGTTGAGCCACGCGCTGAAGAATTTGGTGAAGCCCGCGTTGCTGGTGTCGTAGACCATCTCGAACTCGACGCTGCCTTCCTTGAGCGTGGGTTCGGTGGCCCGCCAGCCGGCGTTGGCCCGGGTGGTCGCGTCGGCTTCGCCCTCCTCGAGGTTCAAGGTGACGTCGCGGACGTTGCCCATCTCGGTGAGACTGGCCGGCGCTGCGCCCTCGTGGACGCCGTCGGCGTCGGCGGTCCCCCAGCTCGCCCGCGGCGGCGTGGCCAGGTAGTACATCTTCGCGTTCATGCCCAGCATGGCTTGTGCTCCTTATTTGCGCACACGGTACGTCACCGAGACCACCGACGTGAACGCCCGCTCCTGGTCGAGATGCTCCGGCGCGAAGACCGGATCATGGGCGATCGACATCCACGCGGCGTACGGCATGGCCTCGAGCCGGCGCATGCGCAGGTGATCCACGATCTCCTGCGTGAGATCGACCAGCGCATCCAGTTCAGCAATGTCGTCGGGGTTCACCTTCTTCTGGATGCCCACGTCCACCGTGCAGTCGAAATAGCTGCTGTCGCGCGTGGCGGTGGTGATGGCCACGGTGCGGGGCACCACGGTCACGTGCAGCGTGGCCAGCTCCGCCAGGTCCACCGCCGGCACATACTTCCGCTCGGCGGTGAACGCCTGGCTGAACGTGCCCGCGTTGAGCGAAGCAACCACGGCGTCGGCGATGTCAGTGACGGTGCTCACGGGTTTTCCTCAGACGCGCGCCAGCAGGTCGATCATGGCTTCGGCGCCCACAATGACGATGCCGGCGACGATGCCCCAGAGCTTGCGGTCGATCGCGTCGATGCGGCGCTCAAGCATCTCGACCTTGTAGAGCACGAGCTTCTTGTACTCCTGCCAGCCGTTGTCCTCTGGGGGAACCATGTTCAACCTTCCCTGGCCACGTACTTCGTATGGATGCGCAGCGTCTGGCGGTTTGGGTCGCTGTAGCGCCCCGGCGGCTCACCGCCCGGCGCCATCACCTCGTAGATGAAGGTCACGCCGTCCTCCGACTCGCGGATGCGGTCACCCGCTTTCGGCAGCACCTGCGCCGCGCCGATCATTAAGTCCATGGTGCGCACCAGATAGTCCCGTGATTCCGTGCGCCGAACGACGCCGTACTCATCCGCCTGCTCGAATTCCGTGCGCCCGATGGTGGCCGACAGCTCGACCGATTCCGCGCCGCGCACGTACGTAACCGTCCGCGTCAGGTGCTTGTGCCGCTGGTCCTCCAGCCATGCTGCGCCTTGTGCGAGCAGATCGGTCACAGGCTCACTCCCATCCCCAGCGACAGTTTCTGTTGGCCCGAAGGCGGCAACGCATAGTCGATGGTCAGCGTCGGCGGATGTTGCAGCGACGTGAACGGGTCGTAGAACGCCCGCGCAGTCCCGGCGATCTCAGAGACGTTGCGAATGATCAGTTCCAGTGCGCTGGCGCCGACCGCCAACTCCGCGAGCACAGTCACGTCCGCTTCGATGTACTGCCCACCGAACTCGACCGCGGCCAGCGGCTGCAGCGCCGCGCTGGGCGACGAGAAGTAGTCGCCCCCGGGGAAAATCCACGGCGTGCCCATCAACCGGTTGTTCCACGTGGCCTGGTCTTCGTGCCAGGGGGTCTTGATCCGGTAGATGGCCTGCGGTGGATTCGGACTCGCTGGACTCTGCTGCCAAAGCTGGAGCGTCGCGCTGACGACCTGCGCATTCGCCGGCAGCCCGGCCAGGCCGAAGCGCAGCAGCGTGCGCATGGTGCCGGACGACAACTTGCCGACCTGCAGCTGCGTAATGTGCGACTGCACGGTGGTCGGCTGGGTGCTGAACAGCCAGCCATTCGCGCCCGTGTTGACGATCAGTTGGGGCATTTACCAAACCGCCAGGAGGTCCGCAGCCGTCGTATCGGACTCTTTCACCTGCTTGAAGTAGCCTGGGAGTAGTCCAACCGGCACGTTGGGGATCAGTTCTTCATGACCATCCAGATCGACGACGCGGATGTAACCAGGCGCGCCCACCCATAACCCGCGGCAGGCCTCGACGCCGAACAGCGACTGGAACGTCGCGCTGTCACTGGGCGTGAAACTGCGCCAGTGCTTCGGCGGCGCCGTGGGTTCATTCTGCAGCAGACTGTGTGGCAGGCCGGGCATGAGTTGCGCTTCCTTCGAACGCAGCAGTGCTCAGAAATACCGGGCAAGGAACAGGCCGAACCCAACGCAAAGGGCTACCGCGGCTGACGGCGCAATCAGCCAGAACAAAGCCGTCCCCAGCCAACGGAGCAGTTTCATCGCCGCAACCTCCTACTGGCTCAACCGCACGCGCACGGTCGCATCGTTGTCGCCCGCGGCGGCGACGGTCTTGCCCAGCAGCTTGTTGGCGCCGGCTGCTGCGCTGGTCGTGGCCACGCTGTTGCCGGCGTCCCAATAGACCACCGCGCCCGCGGTGATCGCCGTGCCGCCACCCGTCGCCTTGGGCAGATCGAATACGCCGTTCAGCGCCAGCGCGCCGAGCGCATTGGCCGGAATGTCCACCTTGGAGATGCCGACCAGCTCGCCTTGAACGACCACCGCGCCGGCCGCGACAGCCGCGCCGGGCGTGTAGTCGATGCTGTTGCCGTCGTGAATGAATTGCGCTATTGCCATCTGTCAGTGCTCCTTGAGCGAAGAACGTGATTGTGGAATCCGGTTACGGTTCGAGGATCACACCTCGCCCTTCATGCGCAGCGCACCGCGGTAGTCCTGCTCCCGCACGCCGAAGTCGATGTACCCGCGAAACTGGATGCCGAGGGTGTTGAAGTCGGCGTCGGTCTTCTCGACGGTCGGCCGGTCCACGCCGTTGAGGAAGGCGACCTCGATCGCCGGCAGCCGATTCGGGTCGGCCAGCAGATACCACGCCTTGCTCGACGCGCCGATGAACGACGCGTTGGACAGGTACACGCTGGAGACGACCTCGAACTTGCCGGTGTGCGGATTCGTTGAGGGCTTCGCCTTGTTGGCGGTGGTGGTCTCGTTGAGCTGGACGCTCTTCATGAGCATCTCGGCCGGCACCTTGAGCGCCGTGGGGACCAGCAGGATCCGGGCGGGCATACCCAAGGGCTTGCCGTTGGGCTTGGTCTGCTTGCCGAACGTCACCTCGGCGTCGGTCAGTCCATCGATCGACAGCGCGGAGTCCGCGCCTTCGACGTAGTTGCCGTGGTCGGCATGGAAGAACGTCTTGCCGTCGGACTGCACCGGGTTGCGCAGCCAAAGTCCCCACGTCGCGTCGGCGATCGCTTCCGCCGCGCCCATGCCGATCTGCCGCGGGATGTCGGTGAATGCGCCCATGTCGTCATTGATGATCATCTGACGGGTCAGCGCGAACATGATCCCGTGGGTGTCGGCCTTCTGCCCGAAGGTCTGCTCGTCCAGCTTGCCGTGCTTGAGTTCCCCGTCCGGCCCGACCTGCTGGAACTGGAAGCTGCCGGTCATGCGATAGCGGGTGTGCTCCTTGAAGTCGTTGACGCTGGCGATCTTCGCGATGCTGCGCCAGGCGTCCTCGATGTAGTTGTAACCCTCCAGCAGCATCTTGTTGGCGATGTTGCTGAGGATGCCGGGGAGGCTCAGCGTGCTGAAGGCCGCCTCCAGCCAGCCGGAGGCGTCGCGGCGGAAGCGCGGGAGTTGCTGACCACAGGCCAACTCGCAGAACTCCTGGATGCCCACGCCGCGCAGCTTGTCGGCTGCTTCGAGGATCGGCTCGGCGTAGATCGCCTCGATCCGCGAGTTGGGAAGTCCTGCAGCCATCAGGGCGACGGCCTCGAAGACCTGCGGGCTGCCGTTGCGCGGACGCGTGTGGACCGCCGTCACCTGTGGGCGCGACGCGCGCAGTACGTGCAACTCGGTGCGGGCCTCGTCCCAGCCTTCCTCGATGGCCTGAGCCTCGATGTCGGGGTGCTTGCCGGCGCAGACCTTGCGGATGGCCTCAACACGGCGCGTCTCAGCCGCCAGCTGCCGGCGCATCTGGATCACTGGATCAGTGTCGGATGCGGACGCGTTGACCGTGTTGGGCGTTGCCGGCGGATTCGAATCTTGCGGCTTGTCCGGCTTGGGTTCGGCGTTGGTCGGTTGCTGGCCGCTGTTGGACGCGCCGGTATCGCCCGTCGGCGTCACGTTCTGCGTGGCCGCGTCTTCGGCGGTGGTGACGTTGTTGTCGTCCATGGACGGTTGCTCCTTGTTCTGGGCGGCGATCCGGGCCGAGGTGGCCGTATCCGCGCCGCTGTCGACGAACGAGATCTCTTTGAGGACGGCTTGACGGACCACGTGCAAAGGCCCGGCGAACGTCCTGCCATTGACGGTGATGCGCTGGCCGTTGGGCACGAACTCGGCGTCGACGACGGCCGCGCCGATGCTCGCCTGCCAGGGGAATCCATTGACCGCGCTCTTTGCGACGTCGCGCGCCCAACTGGTGTCGCGGCTGATCAGGCCCTCGGCCACCACCTGGCCGTTCTCGATGGCCACGCGCTGCGTATGGCCCACGCCCTGGTGTGGCTTGTGGTCCAGGCGGACGGGAATGTCCTGGCGTTCGATGGCCAGGCCTTCGAGATCGACGACGACCGGATGGGGAAAACCGTTGATCCGCATGGTCCCGCCGGTGTACGCGACCATGCGGAAACGCGGCATCTGCTTGTCCGCTTCGCCCGCGGCTTCGACGGTCAGCGGACATCGGAACGTCAGGTACTCAAGCTGCTTGTCGGGCTTCGACATCCGTGTCGGCCTCCTCGTCCTCGTCGTCGATGACCGGTCGAGGCTCCTCCTTGAGCCCCAACTCGGCCATCAACTGCATCTCTTTGGCGCGCTGGCGCAGCTCGACCTCCCAGTCCTTGCCCTGGCGGGCGTACTCTGCGGCGAGCGTCGTGGTGTTGCTGGCCAGGCGCGTGGACTGAGCGCTGGCTTCCTTCGCGGGATCGACGTGCTCGGTGCCATCGAAGAACCACTGATGGGCGAGGCTCCGCATGCGCCGGAGCATCGACAGCTCAGTGGTGAGCATCGCCTCGTGAATCCAGGCGGCGAAGATGCGATCGAGCACGACCTCGGCCAGATGGGCCTGCTCGACGCGGATGGCTTTGTAGTAGGTCTGGTGATCGAGACGCCCGGAAGCGTAGTTGTAGCCCGAGCTATTGCAGGCGGCGATGTTGTACGGCAGGTTCAGGCACCGCGCGATCTCGTTGAGAATTTCGCGCTTGAACTCCGCGTAACTCGTCGTCGGTTGCTGGGCCTCGATCTGACCGAGCCGCCAACCATCGGGCAGCACCGTGGCCATGCGCTTCTCGAGGGCGACCACGTCCATCGGCTCGAGGGCCTGCGCTTCGCCGTTGGCGGGCGCGTCGGTGAACAGCACAGCTGCGAAGTCAGCAGCCGTTTCCGCCGCGGCGATTACTGCCAGCGTGTAGCGCCGCAGCTGCGCGAAGAGCGGCAGCGCCGCCGTGATCTCCGGAATGCCCCGGTGTTGGCCCGGCCGATCGGACCGGAACCAGTGAACCACCGCCTCGGCTGGCACCAAGTCGTACTGCGTCTTCCACGCCACCAGGTCGCCGGGGTGCTGCCGCAGGACCGTATACGTCAGGGGATTGCCCCAGGCATCCAGCATGATGCCATCGATGTCGTTCGCAGTCGGCCAGATGGACATGACTGGCGATGCGACCCGATCGGCTTCGACCAGTCGAACATCGAGCGCCACGGGCGAGTCGAGCACCGGGTTGGCCGTCAGCACGGCGAACGTCTCGCCATCGGTCGCCTTGGCCATCCGCATGGTGCGGAGCTTCTCGGCCAATCTCGTGGCCCGCGCCCATTCCGCGAACGCGGCTTCCACGACGCGGTTGACCTCGGCATTGTCGGTGAGCAGTTGCAGGCGCGGGCCGGTGCCGATGCAGTCGTTGGCGATGGTCAGCACGATGCCCTTGGCGTAGCTGTTGTTGGCAACCTCGTAGCGGGCACGTTCGCGGAGCTTCTTGCGCACGTCCGCCGAGGCCGCCGAATCCGCCGACAGCGCGTCGGCCATCGCCCAGTGGCGGGCGTTCTCCGCCGTGGTCTGTGCCGCGTCGTAGCGCGCCCGCACCATCCGGCTTCGTCCTGCGGACTCCGCCGCGACAAGCAGCCGGGCTTGCCCCGGCGTAGCCGAAGGCGAAGCCGGGCGGGACCGTCGAGCCTTCCTGTTCTGGCGGAACGGCCACATCAAACGGTCCCTCCCGGCGAGATCTTTGCGAGCTTGACGCCGAGCCCCTTGGCCCGGCTGGCCTTCTTCGATTCGAGGTACTTGTCCGCCGCGATCTGCTCGGTGAGCTTGTGCTGCTCGACGCTGCCGGAATCGCCGCTGGCCTTGGCCGGGCCTTCGGCGTTGGTCTTGATCGAGTTGTCGAGGGTGTCGCTCATGCGTGCGTGCCGTGGTGCTATTTGCCCACTACATCCGCATGAGCGGTGGATTTGCCGCGCAGGAATCCGAAGAAATTCACCTTGCCCGTTGTCCTTGCAGCTCGGACAGCTTCAAACGGGCCTGAGGTCTACTCGCCGCGACTTCCAGTTGTCGAAGTCGGGCGCCCTGTATGCTCGCGGCGACAGCGCAGCCGACCAGGCAGTCCAGCCAGTGATTGTCCGGACGGGTAGCGCGGAGCTTCCACTCGTCGACCGTGCGGTCACGGGCCATGGTCTTGATGCGATACTCGGCCGTGAGATGGTCGGCCAGCAGGCGATGCGCCTTGGGGTCTCGCCCGAACAGCGAGAAACAGCCCGGGTCCCCCATGGCCACGGCCAATCGGGCATGCACGAAGCTCTTCCAGTAGTTCGTGTCCACCAGGACATGTCGAACCTGGCGCTTGCCGATCGTGTTGGGAATCCTCCAGTGCAACCCAACACGGTCTCCGCGTTTCCGCTTGTATTCGCTGAATGGCACGCTCGAAGCACCAACATATTTGCCATGACTGGGCAGGAGGACGCCCGCGAAACCGCTTTGGCGGCAGAACTGATAAACAACGTCGGTGGATTGCCCCCAGTTTGCGTCGACCAGGCAGCGATCGATGCGCATCTCCGCTCCGTCTTCACGACGGTACGCGCGCGCGAGTTTCTCCGCGGTCAGCTTGTCCAGGGCGGCATAGATTTGCCCCTCCAAACCCGCGCCAGCCGCGGCCCGACCAATCGTGGCGCGCACGTCGCGCAGCGTGAAGTATGGACGACGCTGCTCAGGCCATGTGCCGTAATCCACGACGTAGCCCGTGAAGGTCTCCTCCCAAGCGCACAGCATCCAGAAAAGCACCTTCTGCTGCACGTCGATGAACATCGTCAGGTGATTGCAGCCGATCGGAATCTCGCCGGGCCGGTAGCCGTTGAGCTTGGCGGCGATCTGCTCGGCAGTCAGCATCTCCTCGCCGATCTCCTCGACGATCGGCTCATTCTGGTACTCTGCGAAGAAGGCGGATTCGTCACGGAGCTTCAGATTCATCGAGTGCTGGAGGGCGCTGATCTCATCCTCGTTGAAGCGCTGCAGCCAGGCAACGATCGCACCGACATCCATCGCCTCACGATTGGCCCGGTAGAATTCGGTGGCTTCCGCGCCGTCGCCGTCGTTGCGCAGCGAATCGGCACGCAGTTCGGCATACTTCGCCCAGAGCTTCTCGTTGCTGGGGAAGGCGTAGACCATCTTGGTGCGCTCACCCTGCCACTCCGGGTGCTTCTCGCGATCGAGGATGTTGTCGGCCATGTCCGCCGGCCGGATGACGGTGCAGGCCATCAGCCCCGCGATCTTCTTGCCCGGGCCGGCCATGCCGAGTACGTCGCCGGCGAGAATCGCCTCCCGCCGCTGGCTCTGCGAGGGCGACCACGCCGATTCGGTCGTCTGCGGGTCGTCCACCATCACCAGCTGCGGACGCACGACCTGGCCGTCGGCGCGGGCGTAGTTCTGCCCGCGGATGTCGCTGCCCTTCATGCCCGAGCTTGAGATGACCACGCCCGACGCGCTTGAACCGGCGATGGTTGGCAGCACGATGCGGTCCGATGCCCAGTCGATCCGCGTCGGCTCGCCGCGATACTTCTGACCCTTCTGTCGATTGGTGATCCGCTCGAGACACTGGATCGGAAACGTCACCTCCGGAAAGTCGGCGGCAAGCAGCGGATTCGTCTCCAGCCAGATCTTGATGTTCTCCAGCAGGTCATGGGCGCGTTCGGCACTGGCGGCGATCAGGCACACAAATGGCGACGCCCCGATCAGCGCAGACCACAGGACCGCCGTCTGGCACAGCACCGTTTTGCCGCTGCCGCGCGGCATCGCCATGGCGAACAGCCCGCCCGTGCGCACCGCCTTCTCGATCTTCTCGATGACGCGCAGGTGGTCATCCGACCACGGGAAGTAGAACACCTCGGGGAAGTACGTCTCGCAAAAGTCGCGGAACGACGCCGTACACCGGGCCTTGCGGTCAGGGTCGACCACGGCGGGAAGCTCGCCGATGTCCTGCGCGGCGCGGACGGCCTCGGCGTTGCGCTCGGCCTGGCGCGCCTTCTGCTCCTCGTAACTCAGCGGCGCGATCTTCGGCTTGAAGTGCTCGAGCGTCAGCCACGCGGCGTAGCGGAACAGATCCACCGTGCGCGCGTCGCCGATGGTGTACCCCGCCTGGTTGCGGTGGCGACGCAGTTGCGCCTCGGTCAAGACGCTGCCGAAATCGGTCGCATTGACCAGGCGGAGCAGGTCGGCCGGTCGAAGTTTGCGCGGGTCAATCGCCGCCACCGGTCGCCTCCTGGGCCAGGTAGGCCACGTATTCGATCAAGCTGAAAGTCCCGTCGGCCCGCAGCAGCTGCCCATCCTCGGCCACTTGGCGGACCAGCTCTTCGTCGATTCGCCGCCGGTACGCGGAGGCGAGGATTTTGGCCGCCTGGGCCGGCGTCAGGGCCGTGATTTTCAATGCTTCGGCGGTCATTTCCTTAGCCCCCACGCATGCATACCGGGATCTGTGAGGTCTTTGCCGCCATGTCCAGCATGCTTATTTCCCTGGCGATTGGTTGGCCGTCTGCGGTAGATAGCAACGGGGCGGATTCCGGTACGCCGAGCGCCACCGGGTTCGCCCGGGGGCCAACGTGGGCGTCGTGGGCTACGCCCTGCGCGTCGTCGTGCACTACGTTCTCGCTGTTCACGCCGCCCGCCTTTCTGCGCCACCGTGCCATGCAGTGACACCGGAATCCGCCGCGTGCTGCATGCGGAACAACATAGGGAATTCCATTATTCCGCCTTCCCATTCTGAAAAACGCAGCGTAATGTTCTGGTAGAACGAGCGGCGAACGCCGCGAAAAGGAGAACGACGATGAACGCGATGACCAAGCCCAACGGACGAAAGCCCGCCGAGGACACCATCAAGCTCGACCGCGCTCTGCGGTCCTTCCTGCGTAAGGTCCGAGATGGCCAGTCGCTCAGCCTGGGCGCGTGGGCGGCCCAGGTGCTGCGTAACGGCTTCCTGACCGACGCCGACCTGACCCGCTGCTTTCGGCTGGGATTCGCCGGGGAATAACCACCGCCAAACAACGGAGACATGACCATGAACGCTGCCAAACCGACCGCCATCGCGACCTACCGCCAGCGCCGCAGCGATGTGGCCCGGCTGCTGGACATCCTGGACATGGAATTGGAGAAGTTCGGCGAGCGCGCCGAGGCCAAGCCCGCGGACTGGGGTTTTGCCGGCACGATGGACTACGTGCGTACCACGCTCATCGACCTGGTCGAAGGCCTTTCGGGCATCGAACGCAAACTGATCGAGGAAACGCTGGCGGACTAACGGGGCCACGAACCAAGGACACTTTCGATGACCATCGAGATTCGCGGAATCGAGTTCAAGAGTTCCATCGACGCAGCCGAGCACGCCACGATCGAAGGCGGCGTCGCTATCCTGGTCGAGGGTAGGCGGCTGGTGGTCAGCCGCGCCGAGGCTGACCGCCTGGGCGCTGCCGGCGTCGAGTTCGCCTACATCCACAACCACCGCATGCCCGACGGCACCTACCGTATCGTCCACGTCCCGATCAACGATTGAGCGCGCCGCAGCGCCCGAGCGCATTGCAGCCAAGCCGGAATCGGCGCGTCCGGTGGTACCGGAATCGCGAAGTTCGGCACTACTGGAATTCCCTAGATTCATGTCGCAAGAAAGATGCTGGAATTCCAGCATTCCGCCTTCCCTTTCGGCAAAACGCAGCGTACATGAACAGTGGCGACAGCGAGATCGCCGAAAGGAGCAGCGAAGATGAAGACGACGAACAAGGCCAACGCAACGCAGGACGCGATCGCCCGGGTGGCGGAGATCGCCAAACGCCAACGGCGCATCGCCGAGATCCTGAACGCGGCGGCGGCCCAGGTCGAGAAGCTCGAGATCGCGAACACCAACGACGCACGCGAGATCGAGAACGCGGTCACCCGCCATCAGGCGGATGTGAAGGCCATCGCCGCAGCGCTCGCCAAGGGCAACGTGCGGGTCGGCGACCTGAGCAGCCGGATGGTGGACGCGATCGAGCGCCGCGGGCAGCGCGTTTGGCCCGAACGCTACGAAGTCATCGCCAAGCCCTGGTGCATCGTTTCCAACAACTTTTAGCGACCGGCACGCGAGGCCTCGCCGACGCGAGGCCCAGCGCCCGGGCCGCGTAGGGCGGACCGCGAGACGCGAAAGGACAGAACCATGGCCACCACAAGGGCGAGAACGAACGAGCCGCAGACGACCCTGAAGCGCAGCGCCAACGCCATCCGCGGCGCGCACTTCAATGCCGGCACCGAGCCCAGCGCCAAGGAACGCGCCACCATCCTCGCCGCGGAGCGCGTCGAGGACATCCACAAGCTGCTGCGGCGCCTGGTCACCGAACTGCCGGAAGACATCGCCAATATCGAGAACGCCGGCACGGTCGCCCTGGCCGTCTCCGCCACGCGCAGCATCGCTGCGACCGACCGCTTCCGCCGCCTGCAGCAGCTCGCGGACGAACTGGTCGGCATCTGGTGTGTCGAGGACGGCCTGCGCTGAGCGACCTCCGCGCGACGGGTCGCCACGGCGACCCCCAGCGCCGGGGCCGACGATCCCGCCCGCGTGGGCGGGTGGCGCCGGGAACATGAACCGAGGAGCATCACCATGAAACAGGCAGACGTGAAAACCGGCGAGAGCTACACCGCCCGCATCAGCGGGAACCTCGTCACCGTCCGCATCGATCGCGAGCGCGCGGCGAAGTCCACATCCCGGGGCCAGCAGCGCCACGGCGGCTGGGACGCCACGAACTTGGCCACGAACAAGAAGGTCCACATCAAGAGCGCGGCCAAGCTGCGCGGCAAGGCGCGGGGTCCGAAGGGCGCGAGCGCCAAGGCGACCGCAGCCGCAGACCAGGAGAACGCCCGGCTGCGCGACGAGCGCGCCCAATCGCCCGACGGCCAGACCGCCAGCGAACGGGCGATGGCCGAAAGCCCCAAGCGCTACGACCCCGACAAGTGCGCCACGCCGCGCTGCAAGGGTGCGCCGGCGCTGACCCACCTGGGCAAGCCGCTCTGCCAGAAGTGCTGGGAGAAGCAGTGCGCCGCCGAGACGGCGGTCGAGGCTGCCAGGGCGGACGACGCTCCGGCTGCGCCGGATGTCGCCGTCGATGCGCCGACTGGCAACGATTCGGTTGGCGCCACTCCGGAAACCGAGGCCACAGCCGCCACGACGCCCGCTACTAACGCCAAACCGAAGCGAGCGAAGAAGGCCGCCAAAGATGGCGAACCCAAACCCAAGCGCGTCAGCGCCCTCGACGCAGCCGCCCAGGTGCTCGAGGCCAGCGGCCAGGCGATGCGCACCACGGAGATGATCGCCGCGATGGCCGAGCAGAAGCTCTGGACGAGTCCCGGCGGTAAGACGCCGCACGCGACGCTCTACAGCGCCATCCTCCGCGAGATCGACACTAAGGGCGCCGACGCCCGCTTCCGCAAGGTCGAACGCGGCAAATTCCAGTTCAGCGGGAAGGAGGTCGCGTAAACGATGCGACGCAAATGGCGAAAACTCCAGCCCGGCGAACTCGTCAGGATCATCGTGGCCACCGTCGCGGTGGAGACAGAGACCAACGACGAAGGCGTCACGGCCTTCGATGTCACCAGGAAGCTCCGATCCTGGAGCATCGACGCGAGAAAGCCCACCGTAGCCATGTACCTTAGCAAGCTCAACAAGCAAGGGCTTGTCGATCGAGTCAGCCGCGGCCATTACGTGGTTTGGTAGAGCCGGCATTGCTTGGCCAGCGCCCCCGCCGTGGCGGGTGCGTTCGGCTGGTACGAAGGAGCCTGAACCATGCAACGAAACCCAACCATGCGCGACGAGACCTTCGAAGTCGCCGACGGCCACCTGATCCGCAAGGTGGTGCCCGTGAAGCGCCGCGAATCGCAGAAGGCCCAGCCCTACGAGCACCGCTGCCCGGTGGCTGCGCTCGATCGCATCGTTCAGGTGATCGACGAACTCGGCGACGAGGGCTTCACGCTCGAGGCCATCCATGCGACAGAAGACCTGCCCTGGACCCAGGTCGCGGTGGCCATTGCCTTCCTCAAGGAGCGCGGGATCATCGACACGCGCTACCGGCGGAACTACGCGGCGACGACCACCGGCGTCCACCTCGACGTGATGACCGAGTACTTCGCTCTCGCCGAAGGGGGCTGACCCCATCACGCAGCCTCCACCGACGCCTCGGCTGAGATCGCCGGGGCGTTTGTCCGGGCCGGAATTCGCTCCGCACTCCGTCCGGTGAACTTTTCCCAACGCTCCCGAATCACATCGCAATACGCCTGGTCGAGTTCCATCAGGAACGCCCGCCGGCCGGTCTGCTCGCAACCGATCAGCGTTGAACCCGACCCACCGAAGAGGTCGAGTACGTTCTCGCCGGGCTTGCTGGAATACTGAATGGCGCGAATGGCCAGCTCGACCGGTTTCTCGGTCAAATGGACCATCGCCTGGGGATTGACCTTCTTCACATGCCAGAGGTCGGTGGCGTTGTTCGGCCCGTAGAAGTGATGGCCGGCGCCTTCCTTCCAACCGTAGAAGCAGATCTCGAACGCGCCCATGAAATCCTTGCGCGTCAGCACTGGATGCTGCTTATCCCAAACGATGCCCTGGCTGAAGTACAGCCCGGCCTTCTTGAGCGGCGCGGGGTAGTTGCCGAGATTGGCGTAGCCGCCCCAGACGTAGAACGACGCGCCCGGATTCATCACCCGTGAGGCGTTGGCAAACCAGGCCAGCAGCATCTGGTCGAACGCTTCATCGCTGACGAAGTCGTTCTCCAGCGGCCGATCCTTGGCCCGCATCTTCTTGCGCGCCTTCTTTGGATCGGTGACGCCTCGAGCCTGGTCGAAGCTCTGGTGGTGGAGCTGCGCCTTTTTGTTCTGGAAGGACGACAGGCCCGCGGCGATTGCAGTGGCGCTGCGCGGTTCGACGCGGACGTTATATGGCGGGTCGCAGGCCAACAGATCGATGATCGCGCCGTCCAGCAGGCGATCAAGGTCCGCTGCCGAGCCGCTGTCGCCGCACATCAGGCGATGCTCGCCCAGTACCCAGATGTCGCCGCGCTGCGTGATAGGGTCGTCCGGCGGTTCCGGAATCGAATCCGGATCGGTCAAGCCCTCGGTCACGCCCTCGGCGGAATTGAGCAGCTTGCCCAGCTCCTCCACATCGAAGGCGAGCACGCTCATGTCGAACCCACCCTCGCGCAGCTCATTCAACTCGATGGGCAGGATCTCCAGGTCCCACTCGGCCAGTTCGCCCGTCTTGTTGTCCGCGAGTCTGTACGCACGCGCCTGCTCCGGCGTCAGGTCGGTGGCGACGTGGACCGGCACCCTGGCGAGGCCGAGCTTCTGCGCCGCCTTCCAGCGGGTATGCCCGACGATGATGACGCCCGCTTCGTCCACGACGATCGGCTGGCGGAAGCCGAACTCAGCGAGGCTGGCCGCGACGGCGTCCACCGCCTGGTCGTTGAGGCGCGGGTTGCGTTCATAGGGCCGGATGTCGTCGAGCTTCCGCAGCTCGACGATGAATTTCGACGTGGTTGCGTCCTGCGTGGCGGTCATGAGAGCACCTCCGTGTGCCGTTTGGGGGAGCGCCGGGGATTCGGCGCGTTGCCAACAAACTGTGCCATGTCAGCCGACGCGTTCGCGTGCCATCTTGGCAGTCCGCGCCGGGAAGGAACCATGGACTTCTTTCACCCCACCCCCTTGCGCGCACGCGGGCGGGATTTTCCTTCGCGCGCGCACATACGGGTGAAAGGGTGAAAGAAGAAGAGAGAGTGTTGTAATTACTATACTTATAGCGCGTACTTCTTTCACCCCTCCCCAGTGAAAGAAGGGGTGAAGCATGGTGAAGGAAGCGCGGGACTTGGAAGTTGATTTCACCATCTTTCACCTTCCTTCACCCCCAGCCAGACGGTACGTCAGGCCGTGACGACCATCCGTCGCAATCGGCATGGCCAGCACATCGCCGCGCTGCACGAGCGTCTCGACCAGCTCCTTGAAGTCCTTGGTCTTCATCTTCATGCGTTTGAGCAGCACGCTGTGGGTAAGCTCCTGCTCGGGCGCCTCGCGCAGCTTCCGCACCAGCTTCAGGCATTCGGCGTGGAACGGGTTCTCCGCGACGTAGTTGGCGGCCAGGAACAACTGGCGTCGCGTCTGGTGCACGGCGAACGCGCTGGCCCACTCGATGGCGGCCAGGTCGATCACCGGATCCTCGTAGCTGACGCTGCACGCATAGATCAGCGCCAGCTTCTTCGCGTTCTCGTGGGTGCGTGACCACGCCACGCGGGCGACCTCGTCGTTGCGGGCGTGGGCCTGGTCGTATTCGAGCTCGGTCTTCCGCTGCAGGGCGGTGATTGCTTCGCCGGCGTCCGGCGTGCAGGGCACAACACGCGGCTCGGGATGGACCTCGAGCAGGTTGGCTCGGCGTGTACCCGGCTGGAATTCGGCCCACCATCGCGCGGTCTGAATCACGCGCTCGGGCAAATAGCGCGCGCTGCCAGGCGCCTGCCCTTCGCTGCGCTTGCCAATGTCTACGATGATCAACCGGGCGAAGAATCCGTTGGTCAGCATCCGCTGGCTGAGCGACTCGTAGAAATACTGTGGCGTGGCGGTGCCGAAGAGCGTCAGGTGCGGCTGATCGATGTGAGCGGCTTCCTTCTGCCCGGCCTTCACTCGGATCGGGTATACATCGTTTGCCGACGTGTATAGCGTAAGCAGGATGTTGGGGATCGACTCCCGCCGGTTCTCCCGATCAAGATTGATCTGCCGCAGCACGCCGTCCATTTCGTCGTTCTGGAAGAGCATGGCGTTGACGCGGACGAGCGCATCCTGAATGCCTTCGCCGCTGGCGAACTTATCGCCGAGCGCGCCGACATGCCCAATCTCGAACAGCACGCGCGAGTTCACCTTGCGGGGAAAGTCCTTGCCCGTGCCGCTACTGGCCAGCGCCAGCAGGTAGATGTTGGGGCGCAGATCGCCCGAATCGCACACCTTGCGACTGCACAAGTAAGATTGCAGCGCCATCGCGCCGCAGAATGCGAGGCCAATGTTCGGATACGGCGCGTTCGCCAGCGTGAAATCCATTACCTGGGCAACGAACCCGGGGACCTGGAACAGATGCTCGGGAATCGGCCCCGGGTCGGGAATCTCTGGCGGACCATCGCCACTGTCGGCCTGATCTGGCAGACATCCGCCAATCTGGGCCAGGATGCCAGAAATATCGGCGCCGGCGCCACGATCCGTCGGGCCATCGCCACCGAAGCCGAGTTCTCGCAGAGAGCGTGCCGCCTGTTCGAAATCGCCACCGTGTTCGAGCAGCGCGTAAACGGAGAACGGCGCGTAAGCCTGATTGTGCTCGAACGGGGCGGCGTTCGACGAGAAGACGTAGAACACCCGGTCCTTCAGCGTGGCCGACCAGCCGGAATCCTTGCCCGGACGGCGCCAGTACTCGTTGCCATCGCGGCCTTGTCGGTCGGACAAGCGCACCCAGCCGTGCTGTTCGAGCACGGCGCGTACATCTCCGCGGATGTTGAAATCATCGCCAGGCCGGTCGGCGACTGTGGGCGCATGGTGGCCAGTGTTCGTCGAACAATCGCGTTGTTCGACCGACAAGGTACTTCTCTGCCCGATATCCGCGGAGCCGGGCAAACCATTCACCACCGGCGGGAGGAATTCGTTCAGTTTCCATGCAGCCTGAAGCAGCGCATCGCGTTCGGCCTCAGTCAGGACGGGCAGTCCGCACAGATCGCCTTGGGTTATCTCATAACCCGGCGTCGGAGCGCAAAGGAACAAGCCACCCTCGCCGCGGGTTTCGATCAAGGTGACGACCTTGGGCCCGTCCCGGCGCTGGGCGAGCTTCATGTTGCCACGTATGATCGCTTCGCTGCGGTAGACAACGTGCCAGCCGCCCGAAGGCGTGCGTTCGACGACCAGTCGCTCACGCAGATCGGCCGGGATGCGTTGCCACCACGCCGAGAACAGTTCCCCGCCGGCGTCGAAATCGATGATCTCCGTGTTGCCCGAGGCCTGTCCGCAGAGAATGCATATCGCGTCGGGCGTGTTCGCCAACCAGGCCGAAACCTCGGCCTCGGTGGGCAGGCGCTTCTGATACTGCTTCCACCGACCGACTGCCGGGCGTTTCTCGCCGCGGATGGCGGGCAGCGCGCAGAGACCGACTGCCAGGTACGCCCGCGCGGCATTCGTGATGGCCAGCGGCTCACCCATGCGGCGCCCGTCCCTCCGCGGATTCGAGGTTGCATCGAAAGTGCCAGAACATCCGCAACGCCTGTCGAGGGATTGGGAACGGCTCGGGCGGATCCTCGATTTGTCGGATGTCGCATTCGTGCGCCTGTTGAATCAGCTCCTCGAGATGCTCCACTTCAATTGCGCGCACCGCGTCCAGAATGCACGCGACGCGGTCCAGCATGTTTCCGTTGGTCTGCCTTCTGCTTGGATTCTCCATCATCGCAAACAACGTCCAACAGGCGACCGTCAGAACGGTACGGACTCGTCGTCCACATAGTCGTAAACAGGTAATTCCCCATCCCCGTGATCGTCACCGCCGTCGTCAGGGCGCGGGGGTATCGGGCCGAGCTTGTAATCGATGATGCGGTCGTATTTCTCCCCGGCGACGGAGCGCACGGTGATCACGCGGGTCGGCGCCAACGCCCCGGCTTCGGCGAGCGCGACCGCTTCGTCCGCCGTGTCTGGAAGCCGATCAATGGATCGCGCTCGCCACCAAACCTCGAACTTGCCCCGGGCATAACCGGTGTGTTCGGGACAAACCCACTCACTGTGGTAGTCGTTGAGGCCGCAGCGGTAGTCGATCCGCATGGTGCGCGGGTGATCCTCCGGCGCATCACGCTTGACGTGCACCGAATAGAAGACGTCCTGCACCTCGTATTCGGTGTCGGTCACTTCGCCGGTGAGGACGCCCGCGGTCGACGCCTGGCGATCATGCTCTTCGCGCTGCCGTGGCGGGAACTCGTACCCACACTCCGGGCAGATTCCATACGCAGCGTGGATCACTGCCTGGCATTGCGGGCACTCCTTCGCCGGCGCCTCGCCGTCGCCAGCAGGACGGTCCTTGATCTGCAGGGCATCGACGGGGCCGTGACGCAGGATGTTTCCGCCGAAATCAAGGACCAGGCAGTTCTCCTTCGACGGGTCCAGCCGGAATCCTCGACCCACCATCTGGTAAAAGAGACCCGGCGAGTTCGTCGGGCGCAGCAGCGTCACGCAGTCGATATTGGGCGCGTCGAAGCCGGTGGTCAGCACGTTCACGTTGACCAGGAACTTCAGCTCGCCGCGCTTGAAGCGCGCCAATGTCTCGGCTCGATCGAACGGGAGCGAGTCCCCACAGACGAACCCGCATTCCTGCCCCATGCCGGTCAGCACACGCTGCACGTGCAGGGCATGTTGCACGCCGGAGGCGAAGATCAGCACGCTGCGTCGGTCCTGTGTGTACTCGATGATCTCGCGGCAGGCCGTCCGCACGAGCGAGTCATCGTCCATCAGCGCTTCCACCTCGCCGGAGATGAACTCGCCGCCGCGCAGATGCAGGCCGGACGTGTCCACCTTGCGCCGCCCGGCCTTGCTCTTCAGGGGACACAGGTAGCCCTGGACAATCAGCTCGCGGACGCCGACTTCAAAGCAGACGTGGTTGAGCAGATTCTCCGGCGCGCAGATCAACCCGGTCGTCATGCGATACGGTGTCGCCGTAAGGCCAACCAGGCGAACATTGGGATTAACCACTCGCGCGTCCGCCAGGAACGTGCGATACATGCCCTCACCGTCGGGCGGCAGCATGTGCGCTTCATCGATTAGGACCAGGTCGAACCGATCCAGTTCGGCGGCGCGGCGATAGACGCTCTGAATGCCCGCCACGATGATTGGGTGTTCGGTGTCCCGGCTCTTGAGGCCCGCAGAGTAGACGCCAATCCGCATCCACAGGTCCGGGGCCATCGCGTGAAGCTTCTCGACCGCCTGCTCGAGCAGTTCCTTCACATGCGCGAGGATCAGTACGCGGCCATTCCACTTGGAGTCAACGTCGCGGCAAATGCTCGCCATCACCGGCGTCTTCCCGCCTGCAGTTGGGATCACGACACAGGGATGGTCGTCGCGGCAACGCAGGTGGTCGTAGACGGCTGCGACGGCCTCAGTCTGATACGGCCGCAACTGCATCACTGCGCAACTACCTCCGCGCGTGAAATTGCGAAAATCCAGTCGATGAGCAGCAAGTTGCGCATCTCAGTTCAGTTCCGCATTGAAAGTGCCCAATGGCCCTCCACAAACCGGGCAGCGCTGCAAGGGGAGATCTGCGACCTGCAGCGTCAGTCGACCGTTGGGCGCGGCTTCGCCGCGGCGCGTGATCAGCAAATCGATCTGGCTGTCGTCCTCGTACACGCCGGCGTGCTCGAGCGCGTCGAGCACGGGCTTTTGAATGTTGTCGAGGTCACGGCGTCTTCGATCCGGCGGAAACGCATCCATCGCGAGGGCGATGCGCCCACCCGACGGCGGTTTGCGCGGCCCGTTGCCGCTGCCCCGGGCCAGGAGGGCGCAGACGTTCCGGCGAAACGTCCGGCCCTCCCGGCTGATCAACGTGCGTCGGCCGACCCGTCGCCAGTAATGGTTGATGCTCGGGGGATATGGCAGGTTGAGCATCATCACGGCTCACCACCTCACTTCCTGGTTGCCCCACTCGGAGCGTTCCAGCTTCCAGAACAGGACGACTGCGACAGCCAGCAGCGGCATCACTGGCCCGTAGATCACCGAGAAAGTGATGGCCCAGATCCGGTCGTTGCGGGTCCACCGACCGCCCATCGCCCGAAGGGACCAGCGGGCGAAGCGATAACCGACGGGCGCGCTGAGCGCCCAGACGGAGGCGAGGATCAGGATCAAAACACTGGAGGTCATGGGATTTCTCCTTGGGTTACCGCTTCCACGGTGGCGTGTTGTCCGCCACCGGCGCCTGCTGCGGCCGGCCGGCTGCAGCCGCCTTGGTCTCGTAGCCCTTGATCTCGTTGGTCAACTCATCGTTGTCGGCGCGCTTCTTGACCTTCACGGTGATGAGCAACGGGATGTTGTGCAGCTCGACGCTGTCCTTGGGCTGCATCACGCCCACGGCGTGGCAGATGGCCGACAGCTCCGACCGCGCGATCTTCACCGCCGTCGCGTTCGGATTGTTGAGGTTGAGCCGGGCCCAGAGGATGCGGTTCTTGTACTCGCCCTCGAGAATCGTGAACGTCAACTGCAGATAGTTGCCGCTGCCGTTCTTCGTGGCCTTCATCTCCGACTCGGTGATGGCGGCCAGGTACTTGCCGGCGGGGATGGCCTCGAACGAGGCGTTCGGATCGACTTCGTGCGCATTGAATCCGTTCAGGTTTGCCATGGATCAACTCTCCTTGCTGTCGGCGGCCTGGTCGGTGACCAGACGCAGGTTGGGGTGGGCGATCGGCTCGGGATCGTGCGTAAATTCCTGCATCAACGCGGGCCACGAGAGGGGCAGTTCGGCGGGCAGGTCGTAGCGGTTCTTGGCGACGCAGGCCGGACTGCCAACCGTGCGCAGCACGCGCTCGCCGCCATCCTTGCCGAGACCGGCCGCGATGGTGCGGTCGCGCCCGAATCCACCGTCCTCGGTCTTGGTGATGATCTTCCGCGTCGCGAACAAGACCGCGTCCGCCCATTCGGTCAGCAGCGCAGTGGCATGCTTGTGCAAGCGCGGGGAGTAGCGGTCATACGCCGAATGCTCGGGATCCTCGAACTTCTCGACCTTGGCGTGAGCGAGCAGGATCACGCACATGCCGCGCTGGTTGCGCAAGGCGTTCAGATCGTTGAGCGTCTTGCGCCAATAGGTCAGGGCATGCGTGTAGCCTTTGGCGTATCCGCCGTCGACCTTTTCGATGCTCGACACACCGTACTGCTCGCACAGAACGTCCCAGATCAGACGCTCCAGCCAGTCGACTGAGTCGAGCACGACGGTCTCGAAGTCGTGTCGCTCGTGCAGCAGTGTCTGCAGCGCCGATTCCACGTCGGCGAACTTGCCCGCCAGCGGAAAGCTGGCGCAGTCGATCTGATCGAGGCCGTCTTCGGTCGGGATGAAGATCGGGTTCGGCGCCTGCGCGGCAGTTGTGGATTTGCCAATGCCTTCAGTGCCGTAGATCAGCAGTCTCGGCGGTGAATGGCGTCGGCCCGTGTGAATGCGTTCAAGCAGTGACATTCGCGAATCCTTTTCTCTGCGTTCGTCGGTTGCAGATTTCCGTCAAAAGTGCGCCCGGGCGGGCGTAGGGAGTCCGGCCGCCTCGTCCGTGAGCGGCATCCATGCCATTGCGGCACGCCGTCCCGCCCGGGCGCGAGGGGGGATTACGTCACATCCAGGATGCGGATTTCCTCATAGCCGGTGGAGAAGGCATCGATCTCTGAGGCCCGGCGAAGCCGTCGAATGGCCGCCTCGTTTTCCTGCCGGGCGATGGTCAGCGTGTTGTCGCTCAGCCGCCACACGCCGCAGCGGAACGGCTCGGCCTTTTCGATGCCGATGAGGTAAACGGGAACAAGCTGACCGATCACCTGCGCCAGCACGGCCTGGTAGAACGCGAGCTGGTTGTGGTACCGGCGGCGCTTGCACTCATTCTCGTACCAGGTCAGGTCGGCGGTGGTCTTGAGGTCGACGATGCCACGGTGTGGATGAACCCAATCCAGTCGCACCTGGCAGGGCGTGTCGCAGTAGGTCGTGCGAATGACGCCCTCGGAGCGGCCGTACAGCAGCAGATCGATTGCCTCGTTGTTCATGGCAACGCCGCTGGCCATCTGCTCGATGAGCTCGACGTTCTCGTGAGAGAGCACCGGCTTACCCTGCGCCGCGGCCCATTCGGCGAAGGACTTCGTGTTCGAGCCGAACGGCTTGTGCGTGCTGGGATTGATGGGGCCGCCGAACGCGAACTGCGCTTCATAGACGTCGCGGCCCTCGAGGATGCGGACATGTGTGGCGCGGCCGACGAGTAGCGCCGGCGTGTCGTCATCGGCAAGCAGGCCGAGCCGCTTCTTGCGGTACAGCCAGGGACAGGCCATGAAGTCGAGCAGCTGATGGCTCGACAGGTACTCGCCGGCTTTGCCGTGATACTCGTCGGCCGGTTCGGTTTCAAGGATGTTCAAGTCAATGTGCAGATCGTCTTGCATGATTCACCTCACGTGCGTCTTGTTCGGGGTTCGCCCACTACATCCGCACGGAGGCGGAATCTGCCGCGCTGAAATCAGCGAAGCCGAAATTCGGCTGCATGAAGTACTCGCGGACCTTGGCGATGAGGCGGTAGATCGAATTGCGATGGATGCCCATCGCCTCAGCCGCTTCTGTTGGCGACAGGCGCATCAGCAGCCGGCACACCTTCCGCAGGCGTTGGGGCATCCGCGCCAGCACGACCTCGACATCCAACTTCAGTTCAAGCTGCGCCAGGTTGCAGTCGCGGACTGGATAATCTGCATCCGATAGGCAGCCATCGGACGCTTGGGATGGGTTCATCTGCCTGCCCGCGTCGCGCTGTCGCGCGCGACGTTCGTTCTGGGCGAGCTTCTTGACCGCCAGGTCGAGCACGCGACTGGCGTAGGTGTGCCAGGTTGCGGACCCATCGGGATCGAAGCGGTCCGCGGCATTGAGCACTTCGACGGCCATCTCCTGGGCGAGGTCGTCGCGACGATCGTCTGGCAGCCGGAACTTGATGGCCAACTGCCGCGCCCTGAAGTTGATCCGCTCCAGGACGTAATCGTCGATGAGGTGAGCATTGTCGGTTGTGGAACGTTGGGTGGTAAAAGCCAGTGCAGTCATCTGCAGAACTCCCGCTACGGGGCCTGAGTTCGCGGCCCACGGCGGGCCGCACCGGCCTCCGGGCGGGTTGCAGATGACGACGTGAAAACTCCTGAGGGTTCTGCAAGTCGTTATTCAGGCGGAAGCTGCGCGCACAAAAAAAGCGATTGCAGTTGCAGCGAATCGCCGTAACTGCAATCGCGTTCGATTTCGAGGCTGGGGACGCGGCGGCTTACCGCCGGCGTTGGAAGTTCATGACTGCATCAAGGGAGTTGGCTGCTTCCCAAAGCATCTTGAGCACTCGGGCGCGACCGTCGTTCACGCAACGGCAGACCTCAGAACGCGTCAGGCCTGTGCGTTTGGCGAGATCCTTCTGAAGCGGACGAGGCAGAAGATTGGGCTCACGCCCTCTGTCAAGAAGTGAATGAGCGTGATTTCGCGCCGAGAGCAAGTGCGCTTCGAGTTCTTTCTCGAGCTTCTCGATGGCAGCCGTTCGTTCGGCGCGTATCGGTGTCGGCTTCTTATTGCGGTAATTGCCCGGTAGCGTCAGCTTGGCCATTTGGGCGAACGCCTGCAGGTACTCCTCCCAAGCGGCGGTTTCCGCGAGTCCCGCCGGTTCGAAGCTCAATATTTCGCTGACCGGCGCCATCAGCATCCTGCCCTGTCGCGCTGCAGCGTCAATGTCCTCCGTCCAGTTTGCCCGGCTCGGTGTCAGTAGGATCGCTCCGGGCCGAAGGCTGCGATGCTGGAGTTCAAGCACCTGTTTGCGGAGCGCCTTTCGGCTGGGACATAGCAGAAGAAACACGGGGAAGCTGGCGGCTTTTTTCGGTTCCCAGTTTCCGATCTGTAGGCAGCGAGCGTTTTGATCCACCGGCGTCTTGGCGATGTTCACGCCTTCCAACGCTCCGCAAATCGCCATCCGCAGCAGGCGCAGGTCGAGCTGGTGAAGAATGATGTCGTCGGCGGTAAGCAACAGCCGATTGCGCCAGTCCGCACTGTCCACGGCGACGATGCTGTTGTCTGCGTGGCGGACGATCCTGAGCGGGCTGCCGCCACGCGGATTCGGGTACGCGCGGGCGGGCCGATCCAGCGGCGTCAACATGCCCTGCAACGCTGGAAGAAACCCATTCGCGTGATCACGCCATTCGGCCATGACCGCCGTGCGGCCGGCGCGGGATTCAACCCACCGCCACAGAGAGTCCGCTCTCGGCATTGCGTTCCCCTCCAACCGCGGTCAACGCGATGAACTCCCGTTTGACCATCCAGTCGTGGATCATCGGGCTGTCGGTTTCGCGGTCGAACACAGCCCGGTTGGGAGGTTCCACCGTGATGATCCGCTGCCGGCCCCCCGTGAAGGTGATCCGGAACTTGGCCCTCACCAGATGCAGCCCCGACTCGGACAAATCGGGGCCATTGGTTTCGATGTCGCTGAAGACGTCATCGCCAGCGATAGTGCGCACGTTGGCGTAATCCAGGTCGCGGCAGTACTCCAGCCTGCAGAGTTCGATGGCCTCGATTCCGGCCACATCTTTGCAGAACAGGGCGTCTCGACCCAAGTCGATCAGCGGCTGGAGGGTGTACTTTGCGACCGGCGACTTGAACTCGAAGAATTGCGAGTCGTTGAACAGGTGCTTGCCGAACAGCGAGCAGTAGGCTTCCTGCTCTCCCTTGGTCTCCGTGAAGATCGCCAATTCGCCTGTCTCGGGGTAGTAGATCAGCACGTCGTATTTCTCGGGGCGGTAGAACACGCTGCCGGAACTCTCGTCCGCTTCGACCGTCCCCTGACGCTTGATCCGCTGCCCGTGTCGGACCAGAAACCAGAACCCGTCCTCCCGCGGGAACGGAAACACTCGCGCACCGCGACCTTTCTTCTTCCATTGGAACCAATCATTCAAATCGGCCTCCAACGCGGTGCGAACGGTCTCGTTGGGAATTGCAAGATCGGGACGCGCAGGTCCCTGGGGGAAGAAGGAAAAGAACGCCTTGGGCTTGCTGCGGTACATCTCTGCATGCACGCGCTCCAGGATGAGGGGGTCGAACAGCCAAATGCGGAGTGTCAGGTCTTCGGGGGTGGGGTCGTCGCCGTCCGCCGTCGAGACATCTATACCCGCATTCTCGGCTTCCTGCAGGATACGGTCGTAGCAGTCAGGGTCGGCAAGGTCGTCCACGAAAAACAGCGCGTCGAGCAGATTTTCAGGCGTGTCGATGTCTGGCGACATCAGGATTCTGGCCAGTGCTTCATGATCGAAGTCGTCCGGCCTATCCGGCCAGGGCAGATCCCGCTGGGTGACAAGAAACTCACGGTGGGGCGAAAGGAACTCGAGCAGCAGTTTGGTATTGATCCGCTTCAGGATCGCGATGTTGGTAAACCGTTTCAGACTTAGCGTTCTGGCCACTGCGGGCCTCCTTTCCCCCGGCCAAGCAGTGGCCAGACTCAAGGCGTCAGCACCCTCGGCCCGGCCCGCAGTCCATCGCGGGCCATCGAGTCCTATAGCAACTAGCGTGCCAAAAAGGGCGCAGTAGCGTAACTACATGGTCACAAGGTTGTTACGCACGACATGACGCTGATCCGGCGGCGGGGCGCCCCTGCCATAACTGAGCGGAACCACCATCAGACTGCCGGAATGACAGTATCGACAGCCAGTCGTTTCCACAGTGGGCGCTGGGCCGCCCAGCTGGATTCTGCGCATACAGGACGGAGGTCGCGTTCCGTAACCGGGTCATTGCCGGACGTGACGCGAGGCAGGTGGAGAATGGCTTCCTGGATTTCGGGGGCGAGATAGAGCAGGTTCATGATCTGTGTGACGCGGGCCCGAGTGACGTGGCCGAGTTCGGCGAGCTGGGCCTGATCGCGGACCGCCCCCTCGGCGATGAGCCGGTCGAACTTGATCGCCAAGGCCATCAGGCGCGAGACGCGAGGCACTCGGCCATCGGGGGTGTCAGCCACGGGCGCGGGGCCGGGCTTGATCTCACGTTTGCCCTTGTTGGCCATCGAGAAGTGAATCTTCTTCGTCAATGTCAGGTCGTCGGGCATGTCTCCTCCTCGCGTTGCGCCGCAGTCAGCGTGCGGATGCCGGTCGGGTGGAACGTCAGCGAGATCGTCTCGTCGGCGCCGTCGTACTCGACCCGCTCGATCAGTAGGTGAACCAGTTTGGCCTTCTGGCCGGGAGGCAGTGTTTCCCAAAGCGGGTCGAACGCCTCGATGGCCCCGGCCAACTCATCGGGGTTGAGCATTCGCTGGCGAATCCTGGCGATCTGGCCGTTGATCTCTGCGGCCTCCTGCTGGTGCTCGCGGATTTCGTCCTGGAGCCGACCCAGTTCGCGTGTCGCGCCGTCGTCGAACCCCGCCCGCGCGGCTACCTCGCCAACTTGGCGTCCGAGGTCCTTGATGACAGCCTCGATGTCGGTACGGCGGCGCTGCAGTTCGTCCACGTCCTTCTGGAGATGAGCCTGCGTCGCCCGCAGGGCGTCGTCCAACACGCCCGCGTCGTGGCCGAGCGTCTTGATCTGCTCGACGACGAAATCCTCCAGTTGCTTCGCCGGCAGTGACGGTGCCGGGCAGGCGTTCCACCCGTTCTTCTGGGCGCGGATGCAGACGTAGTAGCGATAGCGCTTGTTGCCCCGCGTGGCGAAATGGTGGCTCATCGCACAGCCACAGGTCCTGCAGCGCACCAGTCCCTTGAGCAGCGCCCCGTGCTTGTTGCGGCTGTGCATTCCGCCGGAATTTCGATTGCGCCGCAGCAGGCCCTGCACGCGGGCGAACAGGTCCTCATCGACAATCGCCTCATGTTCGCCCTCGTAGACGTCGCCCTTGTACGTCACCTTGCCGAGATAGACGACGTTCGTCAGCAGTTTCTGGAGCGCCGACTTGTCGAACTCCGCGCCGCCGCGCCACGCACCCTTCGCCGTCTCGTATCGTTTCGTCTTCCAACCCAGCGCCTTCAGCGACCGAAGCGCGGGCAGCAGCGATCCCTCCTCCAGGTACATCCGGTAGATGGCCCGGACCCGCTCGGCCTCGGCCTTGTTGATTTCGAGGCGACTGCCCCGGTTGTCGCGCGCCCGGTCATAGCCCAGCACCGGCGGACCACCCGTCCACTTGCCTTTGCGCCGGGCGGCCGCGATCTTGTCGCGCGTCCGTTCGCTGATGATCTCCCGCTCGAACTGGGCGAACGAAAGGAGCACGTTGAGGATCAATCGCCCCATCGACGTGGCGGTATTGAAGTGCTGCGTCACCGAAACGAACGCGACGCTATGCCGGTCGAAGACCTCCATCATGCGCGCGAAATCCATCAACGATCTGCTGATGCGATCGACTTTGTAGACTGCGACGCAATCGACCTTGCCCGCTTCGACGTCCGCGAGGAGGCGGCCCAGCGCGGGGCGATCCATGTTGCCACCGGTGTAGCCTCCGTCATCGTATCGATCAGGCAGGCACACCCAGCCGTCACCTTTCTGGCTGGCGATGTATGCCTCGCCGGCTTCGCGCTGGGCGTCAAGCGAGTTGAAGTCCAGATCGAGATTCTCATCGGTGCTCTTGCGCGTGTACACGGCGCAGCGCACCGGCTTCGGCTTGTCCTTGGCCTGGCTCATACGGCCTCCTTGCGGGGGTCCTCGCGGTTGAAGAATTTGAACCCGTTCCAATGGCTGCCGGTGATGGCGTGGGCGACGGCCGAAAGGCTCTGGTATCGCCGCCCGTCGTAGCCGAACCCGTCGTCGAGTACATCTACGACGTACAGGTGGCCCTTATAGACGCGGGTGATCTGTTCGCCGGGCATCGGCAGCCGGGCGTCGTGCGTCCGGCGGATGTATTTGCGGGCGGGCTGCACCACGTCCGCCGGCCGGTCCAACGGGGCCATCTTCAGGCCCCTCGGTGGGATGATCCGCAGATCCTGGTCGCGGGCGAGTTCCCGCGCCCGGCGCTCGGCACGCTCCGACAGCCCGCCTTCGGCCAACGCCTGGATGCGCCAGGCGCACCGGCGGATCAGCCATTGACGGTTGCCACTGCGGGATGGCTCGCCGTACAACTCAGCGTACCGCTCGCGAAGGTGCTTCGGCGTCATGTTCTTCAGCGCTGCCAGGTCCTGTTCAACGGTGGTGGTGCGCTTCATGCTCAGCGTCCTTTCTCGCGTCGTTAACCGCGTGGGCACACTGAGCCATCAGTTCGCGGAAACCTCAAGGCAGATTCGAGAGCTTTCGCGAAGATTCTGCGGCGTCGATTCATGCTCGGCATTGGGTGGCGATTCTGGCCGCGCGGGCATGATGTCCAAGGCGCGCGGCATGCGCGCCAGGTGGTCGCCAAGCAGGTCGATGATTTGGCGGCGGCGTTGCTCGACGGTCATCGCTGGTGCGGACGTCCGTGTCCTGGTCAAGGCGATCCCTCCTTCGGGAATAATGGCGTCAGCGGTTTGCCATCTATCCCCGCGGAGAGCGGTTAACTGCCGCGCGAAATCAGGTGCAAAGACTCAGCGCGTTTGGGTAGAATCAGCAGTTGATTCCATGGGATGGATCGGAGCAACCGATGAGCAGCTCACGCAAGCCGCCCCGCGACGACCAGTGGTCGGAAGGCGATGTGCGACGGGTGATCGCGAACGTATTCCACGTGTCTCTGGGTACGATCACCCCTCAGTTCTGGGGCGATGGTCCGGTTGATCCGAACCGAAGGAGCGGAGCGGGCCGTTCGCGAGGCCGTACGTTCTTTCAACGAGGGGGTTGAAGCGATTCAGCAGTTCGCGGAGTCAATCGATGAAGACGACTACTGGAGTCGCTTTTCCTCGATGCCAGCCGAGTTTCCGAACGCACTGGCAACCGCGCTGTTGAACGATCTCCTGCCGCGCGCGCAGAAGTGGTCAGGGCCGCCGGGATAAGCGCTGCTCGCGGTCCCTTCCCGGTTGATGTTCGCGTGGGATCGAAGACGCGGCCGAAACATGTGGCTCCCGCTCGATTCCCATCATCCAATCGCGTCCCGCTATTCGCCGGCGACGACAACGAGCTTTAGAGTGTCATGCATGGTCACTATCGCGCCGTCGGAGTCACCGATCAAGTCGCCCTGCAAGATGAGCTCGCCGGCTGAGCCGGTGGTGAAGTTGAACAGCCGGCCCGCGTTGCTGGCTGTGGTGGTATCGCCCCAAAAGCCATCGATGATCGAACCAAATCGATAATACCCTTCATCAAGATCCGGTGCCGCGGCTGGGGGATTCTCAGCGCGCAGGTCGGTGAATACGAAGTTCCCGGCTTGCGACCACTCGCCGCTGTCAGCAGAATCCGCCGCTGCGGCGCTCGACATCGAATTGGTCGAAATCGCAAATACGACAAGCCCGCGTATGGCGTCGTTACCGGCATGGTAGTGCAGTTCGTATTCCGTGTCGGCCTGGAGGACAGTTAGCGCATCACCGCCGCCGACTGGCTGGACTTCGAGGGCAAGGCTCGCGGTCAACTCGGTTGACGATTCAGCGCTCTGCGACCCGGAACCGGTTGCGAACGATTCGCTCCCCATCAGCGTGGACATGCCTTCGCCGCCACCTTCACCGCCCATCAACATCTGGAATCCGCTAGTTGGGCCGGTCAGGTAGGTGACGAAGAACGGTAAATCACCATCGGTAACCACCCCGTCCTGCGGGGCCGCCCGATCGAAGGCGTCTACGCAGGCACCATCGCTCATGCCCAGGCAGTTCTGGAACGCAGCAAAATCCTGCAAGTCAACGTACCCGTTGCCATCGAAGTCCGGTGGCTCGCACGCGTCGGGCACAGTGTTGCCGTTGGTATCCTTGAAAGCCTCATAGAGGATCGTTGCCTCGACGAACGTCGAGGGACATATATTTTCCACTTCGTATGACGGCACCAGTTCAATGAGCGCATCACCTCCGGTGAGCAAAGTGTTGTATTCGGCAAACGGCACGAAAAGCTGATCGATGCTCGGGGATTGCGGGCAATCAGATCCCGAAGCTCCAAAAACCTGGCCTACAAGCGTCCCGTTGATCTGAACATCCAGGTATTCCACGCTCGTGCTGAGGTCCGCGATCGCCGAGAAACCCATCGTCACATCGTCGAGGGCGGGAGGTGCCTGAGGGACCGTGAAGCTGAGGATCGTTCCGTCAATGACGGGAGAAAGCGGCCCGGAATCCACGAAGATGAACGGCTGGGCTAGATCGCATTCATCGGGTACTTCGTTGGCGTTGCAATCCTGGCTGTTGGCTGAGGCGATATCGACCGCATCATCCACCTCGTTGCCGTTGCAGTCCGGCAGGCACGCTTGGGATATCTCTTCGCACACGTATCCGGCTGCGCACGGCTCGCCACTTTCAATGCACACACCTTGATCGCAGGTCTCATCACCCGTGCAATATAAGCCGTCACCGCACGCGGTGCCGTTCGGCAATGCCGTGTGTACGCAAGCAGATCGCCGCAGAAACCGCACCGTGTCCGCTATCACCAGCGTTCCCCAGGATTCCAATTGCACATCGGCAAGACGGAGGCTCACCGATGCGGTTTCTCCACCCGCATACGCGAACGTGCCCAGCGAGTACGAATGAGGTTCGGCAGGCGAGACAATTAGGCGTTGGTCTTTCACCACAATGTATGGTCCGCCCGGCGCGTTGATGATGTACTCCACGTGCCTGGATCGCGCCGCGCTTTGCTGATAGCAGACGAATATTTCGTACTCGCCTGGCTTGGATGGATCGATTGGCATCGACCAGGTCGCGACACCAGTTGCGGACGGATTGGCGGTCAGATCGGCGTAGCGAAAGCTTGTACCGGGGATGCACGCGTTTTGAACAGGAGCGGTCGACATCCAACCCGTGCCCGTCTCGGTATAGCCGGGCGCTCCGTCGAATGTGGCGATCGTGAGGTCCACTTCCTCGGCGCAGGAATAATTGACGCAAGGCGCGGGGTTTTGCGGCGTGCATTGCGGGTCGGTCGTGCATGACACGGCTGTCCCACAGACACCATCGTTGCAGAATTCACCGGGGTTGCACTCGCTGTCGATGAGGCACGTGATGCACTCGTCGGCCGTCAAATCGCAGTGCTGACCCCCAGGACAATTGGCGTCGTTGCAGCAAATGTTGCGGCAGGCATCGATGGTCTCGCAGCAGAGTTGCCCTGGACAGGGATTGCTGCCCGGCTGGCATTCGTTGTTGCCGTCGCAGGTCTCGATGCCGTTGCAGAAATCGCCATCATCACAATCGCCATTGTCAACACATTCGGCGGGCGTGTAATCAAGTTGAACGCTGATGTAGGATTGGCTGATGCAGGCCACGGGGTTCGCGCGATCCTGAGTTCCTGTGCAACACGTGAGGCTGCACGCCTCGCACATGCGTCGGACATTGTCAACACCGTTAGGTATATGGGCCGTGAATTGCAGCAAGCCGCTCGCTGAGCGCTCGGCGTTGAAGTCGTCACGATCGATCGAAAAGATCAGCCTGTCGTAGAGGCAGCACGAGCACTGCGTTGTGCCGTCGGTCTTCAGCAACTCGCTCGCGGCGGGAATGGTCTTGCTGCCCGGCAACTGCGTCACCGTGCCACTGTTGATGAACGTGTCACCGAACCGGCAGGAAAACCACTTCGACGAGCCGGCGAAATCGCCGTTGACGGTTATGGTGACGGTTACGTCCGAACCCGCTGGTGGAATCGGCTCGAAATCAACCTGTTGGGTGCGATAGATCGAATTGGGGTCACTGTAAAAGCTGTTCTCCCGCTGAAAGTACACGTCAGCAACTGCCCCAGCCGTAACGGCAAAAAGGGCAAGGAGTGCGATGCCTGTCGGGAGGCGCATGGCTTCTTTCCTCTCCCGCGATACATTGCTCGCGATGAAGACTGTGTTGACTGTAGAAAAAAACGACCAAGGGTCGATAATACGTGGGCGGACGCAACCGTGCCGAAGCAGACTCGAAAGGGAGGATTCATCATGAAGCGGCTTGCCATCGTTGTTGCCGTGCTTTGCGGTGCGGCTAGCCAAGCGTCGGCGTCGGTTCCGCTCTATTCGATGTACGTCGGTTCTGAAACGAGCCGGGGCGAGATCCCGTCCGAGCAGCTATGGCCGGCACTGTACTATCGCGACAGCCATGGCGGCATTATCTCGCCGATCTTCGAAACGGTTCTGCCGCAGAGCCCTTATCCGAGCATCATCACGGGCATCGTGTCCGCCGCAACCGATGCAGATTTCAATGACTTCGTCAGCATCCTCACGAACGACACGGTGGACATGCTCTCGCACGGCTCCTGGTCATCTGCCGGACCGAAGTGGGGCGGTGGCGGGACACCGGAGCCTGACCTTCGGGGATACATCATCACCCATATCGAGGAGACCGTTTACGTCGATCAAGTTTCCCCTGGATTGGACCTCAACGGCAACGGTATCTGGACTGACTGGTCGATGTCGGGCACCTACGACTTCTACGGATATCCGATTCCCGAACCGACCACCGGATTGCTCCTCCTTGCCGGGGCATTTGTCCTGCGACGCCGTCGCTAGCCGCGACTCGTCTACGCTCAGTGGTATCCTATCCACCAATCGTAGTCTCATTTCCCGATTCGGCCGGATTTGGTGACTTTCTTCTCGCCCAATCCGAGAGGTTGCGAACGTGGCCTCGTCGGGGCCGGCGATGGTGATAGCCCGGGGAGCCAGTTGGGCAACCGCGTCGCTGATGCGATGCAGTTCTCCGCCGGCGCTCGGCGCAGCGGCTCCACGAACGCTGGCAGCCGCCCCTTTCCAATCAACGCTGTAAACCGGGACCAGCTCTCGGCGGTGAGAGTTCGAGAGTTTGGCCCAAAATCGCCCGTACCCCGCGTTCTGCGGTTAACGGGCAAGAGACTGGGCGGTTGCCGCGGCGTTGGCTGGCGTCGCAAAACCCTTTGGCGCAGCGAGATATGCGCACGGCTTCAGCGGCTGCCCTGGCGCGCAAAAAAGCCGGCATCGTGCTCGATACCGGCCTTGACCTCTAACCCGCATATTGCATGAGTAATAGTTGTCGGCCGCAGTGCACAGTCTGACTGTCGTTGCGGGTCCAGGGCTGCGGGATGCGCGCAGACCGCCCCCTTTCCCCCATGCGGTCTGGCCGGATTGTCGTGGGATCAGGACGGGACGAGGCGGCGGGTCAGCCGGTTCAGGAGGGGCTGATAGGGGTAGCTGCTGGTCAGGTGCAGCACGATGCGCCGCACGCTGACGCGCACCCGTGCCGCCACCTTGAAGAGTTTGAGGCGAATGGTGTCGACCTGCGCTTTGGCCAACTCGGTTCCGCGCAAGCCCTCACGGCGCAGATGTTCGATCAGCACGTAGGCGGCTGATGCGAGCAGCAGCCGCAGTTGGTTGGCGATGAAGCGGTGGCAGCTGGTGCGGTCGGCGAAGAGGCCGAGCTGCTGCTCCTTGATGCGGTTCTCCATCTCGCCCCGCGGCGTGTACAGGCCGTCATACACGCGCTGCGGCGCGAGCTGCAGATTGGTCACCACGAAGCGCGTGTTCGGGCCCTTGGGCAAGTGCTCCGCCTTCACGATGACGCGCCGCTGGCGATCCCAGGTCTCGGCTGCGTAGCGCACGGCGTGGAAGCGACGCTGCTTCTTGCCGGTGGTCTCAAAGGCGCGCTCCGCCGCAGCGGCAAAGGGCGCCGCCAGACGTTCGAGCACGGCATTGCGGGCCAGACCGATCACGTAGCCGACGTCGTTTTCATCGCAGTATTTCAGCGTTTTCCAGCGACAGAAGCCCGAGTCGGCGCGGAAGATGATCCGCACCTTGGGCCACTCGCGGCGGATGCGCTTCACCAGCAGGTGCAGAATCGCCCGGCTGTGCAACGCGGGGTCGATGTTGCTCGGCCGCAGGTAGGCGCAGAGCAGCCGTTCACCGCAGAAGACGTACAGCGGCAGGAAGCAGTACGCATCATAGTAGCCGTGGAAGAAGCGGCCCTCCTGGTCACCATGCACGCGATCGTCGGTGGCGTCGAAGTCGAGGATGATCTGCCTGGGTGGCCGTTTGAACGAGGCGATGAACTGATCGACAAGGACCTCGCTCATCCGCGCCAGTGACTGGCGGGTGATGCGGTTCTCGAAGCGGCACAACGTCGACGGCGAGGCCAGGGGCAGCTCTTCCTTCGGAGGCTGGTCCGCCAGGATCTGCATGAGCGGATCGGTGCGCAGCGTGTCGTGGTCGTTGAGATCCTCGTAGCCGAGCGCGACGCCGTGGATGCGCTGCACGAGCATGGTCCGGATGTCGTGGATGACCTTCTCGGGGTCGCGCGGGTCGGCGATGCAGCCAGCCAACGCCGCGGTCAGCCCGAGCCGCCGGTCGACTTCGCGCAGCAACAGGCCGCCGGCATCCGAGGTCAGCCGGCCGCCCGCGAAATCCGCCACGATTTTACGCCCGGAAAGACTGGAAAAGGTGAGCGTGCTGCCGTTACACTCTGTCACGATAAGGCCTCCATGCCTGCGGGATTTGAGTCTTCGCAAACCCTATCCTACAAGGCTTGAAGGCCTTCTCTATGCGCAAATTCCCCAAAAAGTGACGCAATATCCGGGCTAAATCGCCCTCACTCGCGAGAACCTACAGGTTAACAGGCGGGTCTTCAAGTGCCTGAATCTGGGCCAGAAACGGCTTGGCGGCGTCCGGGGCGAACGTGATGGAAACGGTGTTTTGGTCCTCGTGGAGCTCGATTCGCGTGATTGCCGTCTTCAGCCAGTCGCGCTGCCAGGGCCAGAGCAGAACGCGCCACGTTTCGGCGATCTCGTCCGCGGCGACGTCGGGCGCGTCGGGGCCGAGCAGCCCGCGCCAGGTGTGGGGGTCGTTGAAGAGCTCGCGCACCGCCTGCTCAATGTCCCAGGTCGGGTAATGCACACCCCTGCAGCGCGGCTGGCCGCCGGCGGTGGAACGGCAGGCGTAGAAGAACCTGTTGACGCCGGACATCTCCGAGATCTTCTTCGTGGTCTGGTAGGTGGTGAGGAATCGGCCGCAGCGGGGGCAAACGATCTTCTGGCGGAAGGCGAGGTGGTCGTGGCGGACGCGCTTGCGACGCTCGGTCGTGCGGCGGGAGTCCAACTGCTGCTGCACGGCGTCGAAGGTCGCCTGATCGACAATCGCTTTATGGCAGCCGTCGCGCGACTCGCCGCCGTCGGAAAAACGTCCGACGTAGACGGGGTTGCGAAGCGTGTCGATGATCTGGCGGGCTGTCCATTTGCCGCCGCCCGTCGTCTTGCCGGAACGATTGGAGTGGTAGACCTTCGTCAGCCAGCCGAGGCCGTTGATGTCGCTGGCGATCTGCTTGGGTAGTTCACCATTGGCGGCGCGTTCGAAGATCGCAACCGCCCGCGGCGCTTCGGCGGTATTTGGCACGAGTTGCTTGGTCACCGAGTCGGCTTCGTAGCCGTAGGGCACCTTTCCCGCGAGTCGTCGTCCGTGCTGTTTGAGGTAGGCACGGCTTTCGGCGATGCGCGTGGCGATCATGTCACGCTCGAACTCGGCAAAGGCGGCAAGCACGTGCCTCAGGAAGCGGCCTTGCGCGCCGAAAGTCAACTCCGGCTGGTGGACAAATCGAACTTCCACGCCGGCCTTGTCGAATTCGTCCATCAGGTGGACGGCGTCACGCATGTTGCGGGTGACGCGATCGAGCGCGACGGCATAGAGGCGGTCCACCCCACCGAGGTCGACGACCTTCCGAAGTTTCTGCAGTGCCGGCCGGTCCAGCGTCGCGCCGGATTGACCTTCATCATCGAACCGCTGGCCGCACCAGTGGAGTTGAGGATCATTGAAAGCGCTGATGAAATCCCGGCAGGTGTGGAATTGCGCTTCGCAGGAGGAGAAGTCCGCCAGCCTCTCGACCGACTGCCGGGTGTAGATGGCGTAGCGAATCGCCGGCGGCCCATTCACGAGCCGATCAAGAATTCGTCTGCGCGGGTCCATCGTTGTGCGTCGCCGTTAGGTCGATCTCATCGGGCTGCACCCAGATGACTTTACCATCACGCCATTGGGGAACGTTCTGCCCGCGCAGTTTGGCCTCTTGCAGCGCCTTGCGGGTGGCACGAACCATCGCCGCCTGCGTGCCGGCCAAGTCCCGATTGTTGGCTGACCAGATCATTACGCTTCGCCTCCTTCATCAATCAGAACCGGCGGCATCTTCATGGCATCGAATACCTGCCAGCTATCGACCAGAGTCTTGTACACATCCCGAAAGTTCGACCAGCCCTTTTCGTAGCGGCGCCGGATCAGACTTTCAGGGATGTTGTGGCCGCCCATGCGAACGCGATGCTGCACGCGCGCGACGGCCATCTCGGGAGAATCCAGCCGAAGGAATACGATCTTGACGATGTAGCCGACCTGCTTCCATTCGCGGATCATGCGCAAGTACGCACGACCAGCCAGGGTGGTCTCAATGGCGAAGTCTTCCCGCTTGGCCACGCGCTGCCGAACGTGTTCGAGCATCAGGCGTGACGCCTCCACTGCCGCCAGGTCGGGCTGGAACGGGGACAGCCCTTCGGCAATCAGATCGGCGTTGATGAACGTGGGGCAGTCGCCCTCGGCTGGGAGAAACTCGCGCGCGAAGGTGGTTTTGCCCGCGCCGTTGGGACCGGCGATGATGATCGCCCGTGGTGCGGGTCTTGAGGCCGTGCCGCTCATGACATGGCCTCCGCTGGTCGGCTACGCCGTTCGATACTCTCAAACGAAGTGCACGACCCTTTTCCAATCGACGTTGTAAACCGGGCCCCGCTCTCGGCGGTGAGAGTTCGAGAGTTTTGCCCGAAATCGCCCCGACCCCGCGTTTTGCGGTTAACACGTGAGAGCGCCGCGATGATGGCGTTGGTGAGCGACAATTCCCATATCCCTTTGCGACAGTGGGTTATGGGCGACGTGGATCACGACCGACTGATCGCAAAAACCCGGCCGGCATCTTGCTCGATACCGGCCGTTGATCTCCCCGACAAGGACTCGAACCTTGAACCTAGCGGTTAACAGCCGCTCGCTCTACCATTGAGCTATCGGGGATCTTGATGTCGCTCCATCGCCCGGGGTTGGCCCCGGCCGCAGAACTGTCATTTATTAACGCCCCCCGCCGGCAAGTCAAGCTGGGCCGCTGCCTGCCGCCGGGTTTCGGCGTCAGCCTTCCGCAAACGTCCGGGAAACCCGCAATCGGTCGATGCAGCCGCCGGCCGCGCGGACCAGCCGACCGCGGGCGTCCGGGAAACCTGCCGGCACAGCCGAGCCGAGACCGCACGCGCGACCAGCCGACCCAGCGCGGCTCGTAACCGGGGCTCCAGCGGCCCCACCACGGCGCGTCGCCACAAGCCCCCACAAAGGCACGAACCATCGCCCGTTGATGACTCCGCGGCGCGGGCTCGGCAGATCGCCTCCGGACAACTTCGCCGTCGCATTTGACACCGGTCCCTATCCCTTTCAGCGGCTCCCCTACCCTGGCTCCACCGACCTTTGGCTCCGGCAACCGGGCGTGGTTACCGCGACGACACCAACTGATCGCCGGCTACATTCCCTGACGGGCGCCAATCCACCGCAGGCGCCGTCCCACCGCCGGCGCCGTCCCAACGTTGGCGCCCTGCTGACGCACCGGATCACGGAACCACCGCGCCAGCCCGCTCACTCCGGAAATGCGGCGGGCGCTTCATCGAGAAAGCCCTCGCCGCTCAGCGCCTCCATGAACGCGACCAGCGTCTGGACCTCGGCCTCGGTCAGCCCCAGCGGCTTGATCTTGGGAGACAGCCAGGGGTTCGGGTTCCCGCCCTTGTTGTAGTGCTCGACGACTTCGCGCAGGGTCTTCTGCGAGCCGTCGTGCATGTACGGTGCGTGCCGAGCCACTTCGCGCAGGCCCGGGGTCTTGAACGCGCCCTTGTCCTCCTCCTTGCCCGAGATCTTGAACCGGCCGATATCCGCGAATTCCTTCTTCTCGGCGTCCCAGCCGACGCCCAGGTTGTGGAACAGGCTGTCGGTGAAGTTCTGCCCCAGATGGCACTGGTTGCACATGGCCTTGCCGTTGAACAGCTCGAAGCCCTCCTGGATTTTCACCTGCTCTGGCGTCGGCTTGAAATCATCGGCGTAGCGCGCCTCCTGCCACTTGTCGAACGGGCTGTTGCCGCTCATCCGCGTACGCTCGTAGTCGGCGATCGCCTTGGCGACGCGATCCTTGGTGACCTCCGGCGACCCGAACGCCTCGGCAAAATACTTCTCATAGCCGCGGATGCCGGCGATGGTCGCGATCATCGCCTCGTGCGTGTTGCCCATCTCGATGGGGTTTTCCATGGGCCCGAGAGCCTGGTCCTCGAGCGAGCGCGCCCGTCCGTCCCAGAAGAAGTTCGGGTAAATCGTCCACGCCAGGTTCACGATCGGCGGGGCCTTGCGCGTGCCCTTCTGCCCGCCGATGCCGGTCGAAACCGGAGTGGGTTCGGAGAACGCGTGCTCCGGATGATGACACGTGGCGCAGGAGATCGTTCCATCGGCGGAGAGCCGCTGGTCGAAGAACAGCCAGCGTCCCAGGCGCACGCGTTCGGGCGTCGGCGGCTCCTTGAGCTCGTCGAAGGTGGATTCAATGCCCAGCGGCGGTTTTGGAAGCGGCTTGACCGGGTTCGCGGTTTCCCATTTGGGCGGCGCCTTGGATTCCTCGCCGCCTGCCGGCGGCACAATGACGAAAGCCCCGATGATCAACAAAGCAGTCAGGCATCTCATGGCGAAAACTCCTCACGCAAACGCAAAATCCAGGCCGTCAATCCGGCAGCACCTCACCAACCCGGCTCGCCCGGGCAGCCGGTCCGGGTCCGATTATAGTCGCCGCCGACGGCTCTCACCCTCCTCTCATACACAGAACATGCGCGGCGCTACCCCTCGCGGCGCGTGGATTCCCGGCTGGGTCCGACCCGGGCAAAACGCTATACTGGGCACGGCGGAGCGTGCCCCGCTGCTCCGGACGAGCCGCCGGCGTGTTTCCCGCGCGGCCCCCGGGCGTTTCACCCCATCCGGCGGCACGCGGCAGCCCGGTTGGGGGGATGCTTGTGGGGTACCAGGCTATCGGCTACCGGCTGGGCGGGTTGGTCGCAAGCATCTTGTCCACAGCGGCAAGCGCCCAGCCGCTGCAGACCGCGATCGACGGAATCTTCGACGCCCTGCCGGGTACGCATTCGCTCAGCGCCCGTGTCGAAAGCGAAGACGGCGCAACGGTTTACTACTCGCGTGACGCCGGCATCGGCAAAAAGCCGGCCTCCGTCATCAAGTTCTTCACCGTCGGCGCGGCAGGTCGAAAGTTAAACGGAACCGTTGTTGGTGTAGAAGAACTCCGGGCCGCCAATAAGCGTGCCGGCCAAACCCGTTGTGTTTCCATCTACCGATACGTTGACGGTTTCGTCGCCATTGCTGGTCGCGTGCTCGCCCGACCAGTACAGATGGGCCTGCACCACTGAGTCAGGTACGTTGATGGTGAACGAATCGGGGCCGTCATCCAGGCCGACGCCCGCGGTGACCATGCCCGAGTACGGCGTCAGTGGACTGCCGTCTGTAATTCCGTCCATGAAGACGGCGCTGGTGACCCCGTTATCCGCAGTCGCCAAGTCGAATTCGAGGCGTAACGTCTGGCCGATCAGCCCATTGCTGTTGAGTTCCTTGAGCGTGACCCCGAACATGCCGTCCGGGCCGGGCGTCATCTGGACATCGACATGTTCCGTGTCGTACACGAGGCGACCGTCACTGTCGATGTAGAAGAAGGCGCTGCTGAATGTCGGCGCGTCGCCGGCGTCGGGCAGGACGCGCGCTCCGTTTGTCGTCAAAAGGTACGCCGTGAACGCGTCCGCCGGTGAAGTCGTGGTGCGCACACGCGGACTGAAGGCGAACCTGAACCTGAACGACAGGTCCGTGGCATCCGCAGGAACAGTGAACTCCTGGAACAACCGGCTGCGCGACGCGACCGGCCTCCGGTCATCATTCGGGTCGTCGGGTGTCGCGTCAAATGTTTCCTGGAAGCGCACGTAGGTATAGCCGTTGGTCGAAACGCCGGTGACGTCGCCGACGTGCTGCCAGCCGTCTAGACCGTTGCTGAACAGGCCGTTCAGGACGCCGTCAGCCCTCAC